GCGCACGAGGGGCCACCCGCAAGATGCGCGCCTAAATGAGCATTTGAAAAGCAGTGCTGAGTGCGCCGTTGGGAGCGTTTGGCGTGCTAAATGGTCGAAGTCTGTCCATGAGCGTGGATGAGATGAATGGCTGCAACCCCCGTCAGGTGGCGCTGGAGTATGCCCTGGTCGGTGTGGCGAAGCAGTTCGGGAAGTTCGACAAGACGACCGGCAATGACGGCGCGCACTATGTCTCCCCGTCCCCTTTCGGCAAGGAGGGGATGCTGTGCGCGAACTGCATCATGTTCGAGGGGCCGCGCTCATGCGAGGTCGTGGACGGTGACATCTCCCCGGATGCGGTGTGCAAGCTGTGGGTGATTCCCGAGCGGCTGCTGTCTGCTCCTGAGCGGGCATCCCTGCTCCGCAAACACCTGTTTACCTAGTAGGGCCACTTTCCCTGTTCGGCCCATTCCTCGATGGGCGGGCATGGGCAGTCTGCGACGTGCTTCTGGTGGTCGGTGCAGACGTAGTCGTCGCACTCGTCTGGGCAGGGGATCCAAGGTCATCGGCGGTGGCGCTCGTCGGCGGTGAGGCCGCCACGGATTCCGTAGTACCCGGATCGCCCGATGTTCCTGCCTTCTTGGAGGCATTGCTGTGTGACGGGGCATTGGGCGCAGATGCTCTTGGCGTAGGCCACGTCTTCCACGTAGTGGCGCGAGCTGCGTTTGGGGAAGAAGATCTCGGGGTCGTAGTCGATGCAGACTGCGTTATCGCGCCATGTCATGTGGGTGTTTCGACAGGTCTATTTCCAGAACACCCGCGTGTTTGATCCTGTGACTAATGCCGGCCCGGAAGGCTGGAGGTCCCCGCCCGCGAGGCTGAAGATTCCGGGGGAGTCGAGATTCATGAGGATTGGCGGGCTGGCGGTGAGGTAGGAGATCCGCGGACCACTGGTGGATGTGCGGGTGAACATGAACACGCCGGCGTTGTATCCGATGTCTAGGCCGCGACCGCTTGATCCTGTCCATGTCCAGGGCCCGGAGAGGCTGGTCGCGTAGCCGACTGTTGCCGACCCGAAGCTGCTGCTGGTGAAGTAGTTTCCGGAGATGACCCAGTGCCCACTTCCGTAGGCGATGCTGTAAGGGGATCTCCCAGTGGGAAGCGTCGACTCCGCAGTCCAGGTGGTGCCATCTGGAGATGAGTAGATGGTTGATGCACCGTCGGCGTAGGAAACCTGCGGGCCGCCGAATACTGTCCACTTGTCGCCATGCCAGCGTAGGTAGCGTGCATCGTGCTGGGTTGACGCCGTGAAAGGGAAGTTGAAAACCATCGTCCAGCCGGATGCCAGACTCGCTGATCGCCAGATGCTCCAGCGGCGGTACGACCCGGACCCTGTACCTGTTGATCCGACAAGGGACACGGCTAGCCCGTAGTAGTAGCCGCCTTGAAATACTACTGCTGGACCAATCTCGCCATAGAGATCGTCGTACCCGAATACAGCGGTAGAGCCGATGTCTACTTGCGTCCAAGTTCCCGTTGGAGTCGTGGCGAACTTGAGAGTTCCGCGATTGCTCCCCGAGACAACGCGATTCCCCGAGAAGACGTAATAGCCATTCGCGTAGGACGGCACATAGATGGATGACTTAGGGGCGGTGAATGCGGATTGAACTGACCATGTCCCCGTAGGGGTGCTTGCCGCGCCTAGCAGGTACTCGTAGGAGGTGGATAGTGGAGAGGTATTCGCCATGTAGCCCAGGTGGTAGGAGCCGTCTGCCTTGAAGACTCCGCTGGTCAGCGTCGGCATCATTGTTAGGCCGTTGGTCGGACCAACCGTGGCGGACGACCATGTCGCCGGAGTTTCCGGAGAGGTGGTTGCCCATGCCTTTACGGTGGAGCTGCTGCCGGATCCGGCGACAATCCATTCACCGTCGATGTATGAGGCGTAAGAGGGACCTGGATATGACCCTGTGGCGTCCAGGTTGTATGTCGTCCAAGTCGAGTAGTCGACCATGGATGCCCCTATGCGCCTTGCGGGCGGGCTACTCCGAGTTCACGGGGCACGTCTACTGCACTCGCCTGCTCAGTGAGCTGGCTTGTGAGGGTGATCCGTTCGCCGTTCGGCAGCTCCCAGTGCTCGAATCGACGGCCTCCGTCGAATTCGATACCGATGAAGGTCGCCTCTAGGCCGGCGTGTTCGCCGGAGGGTATGACGCCCTTGTGCTGGGAGCTGCCGAACTCCATCAGGACTCCTCGGCCAGGAGTGCTACTTCCTCGTCACTAAGGGGGACGGGAGCATCCTCATGAACGGGCATTTCAACGATTGCCTCGGGCTCGGGGGCCTCGACGGCTGCGTCCTTGCGCGGACGGCCGCGCTTCTTCTTCGGCTCCTCAGCGGTCGCCCCAGCCAGGGGAGTGCGCTCACCCGTCTGCTCATTTATGCGGTAGGCGACGTTGGGGTTCTGATTCTCCGGCATCCACTGTGCCGGGACAGCTCCCAGAAGTGCGTCGGTGTCCTTGATCATTCGTCGTCCTCCAGTTCCTCGTCCTCGACCTCTTCGACAGCCTCGACTACCGGCTCCATGATTTCCTCGACTGCCGGCTGCGCAGGCTCGCTACCGCGGGCTCCCGGCCCCAGTACCACGTCCATCTGAATGTCCCTTCTCGCATGAGCGGGCGAGCGACTGGACTACGAAGACACGTTTGCAGATTGCGCAACGCCAGAGATCTGGCGTCAACATGTCCATGAAGTCGCGCGCCTCCCGGTCATCGTGTGCGTACTGGGCGACGGTCGCCCTGACACGCTGCATCATCGGGTCGGTGATCTTCGTAAGGGTCCCAATTCGGGAAACGGCCTCCATGTGCATGGGTTCGCTTCGACTGACGCGAATTCATAAGACATATTCGCGCTTGGAATACGTAGATTGTCGTTTAGTGCCAATGGTTTTCGATGAAAGACAATGTATTTGGGTGCGCCGGATTGGTGCAGCATGGACTTGTGGGTCGAGTACCGCCAGACGCGCAACGTGCAGATCCGAAATCAGCTGGTCGAGCAGTACCTACCGCTGGTCCGCTACATCGCCGGAGTAGTCGGAGCCGGCCTGCCGCCGTTTGTGGACCGCAATGAACTGTTCTCCTACGGGGTATTCGGCCTAATGGAAGCCATTGACCGCTACGACCCAGACCTGGGAACAAAGTTCGAGACATTCGGATCGCAGCGGATCCGCGGATCGATTCTCGACGAGCTTCGCAGCCTGGACTGGGCACCCAGGTCGGTGCGATCTGCTGCCCGTGAAGTAGAGGTGGCGACCGAAGAACTGCGCCGCAAACTGGGTCGCGAGCCATCCGACAGCGAGATCGCTGACCTCATGGACATCGAGGTGACAATGGTGCATCGAGCAAGGTCAGATGCACACGCTTCACAGGTGGACTCCTTCGCAATGATCATCGACCCGGACGCTGACAACAGCCAATACCGGGAGCCATCAAGGGAGTCCGATCACGCACTCGACGCAGAAGAGGGAGTGCTGCGTAACACGCTGGCCGAGGCGATCTCGTGGCTGCCGGAGATCGAGCAGCGGATTGTGTGGCACTACTACGTGGACGGGATGAAGCTGCGCGAGATAGCGCGACTCCTAGACATGAATGGATCGAAGGTATGCGCCATGTACGCGGACATCGTTTTGCTGCTGCGGGAACGCATGGCCGTGTTGCGGTGATCTGCATCACATTTTTGCCTCAAATGGACATTTAGATAGACGTTTTCGAGTCTAAATTGGTGTTTTGAGCGGAAACTGCATTTGGCTCCACTAAACGCCACAAGTGTCCTATTGACTGGTCTGCTACCCTCAAAGGAGCCCTGCGGGTATAGGAGCAGGGTGGAGAACGAGCCAGCGCTTTCCCTGGCTTTCGGGTCTTTCAGACCCTCTTTTCTTAAATGAACGTTCTATTCATTCAAATGGACATTTTGTAGGAATGTGTCGCTGAAACGTCCATTTATGTAGATGGATTTGCATTAGTTCATCAAAACGGACGTTCACAGAGCATGATCTTCTTCGCTCCGGGAATCCCCGCACCGCAGGGAAGCAAGACGCCGTTCCGCCTGAAGAACAGTGACCGTGTCGTTCTCGTGGAGTCCAGCAAGAAGGTGAAGCCCTGGCGTGATGCGGTCGCAGCTGCGGCAGCCCAGCATGGCTTTGCTGACACGATGCTTGAAGGACCCGTGGACGTGACGGTCGCCTTCTACCTGCCCCGCCCGAAGTCGCATCTACGCAGCGACGGAACCCTCAAGGATTCCGCCCCGGACTATCCACGATTCCCCGATACAGACAAGTGCCTGCGCTCGACGCTGGATGCCTTGACTCAGGCGAAGGTATGGGGGGATGACTCCCAGGTGGTGCGAGTTGCTGCCGTGAAGCAGTACACCCTCGATAATCCCGGTGCTTTGATCGAAGTGGCGAGTCTCCAGCATTAGTTGTATTCCCCCTCCGAATATGTGGACGTGACTACCCCGTATGGATATGGAACGAACTCGGCCGCTGCTCAGCTGATCGAAGTGACCTTGGTGTCGGGCGCAGTGGCCCGCGTCATGACTCAGCAGGAAGCGGACTGGTTCAACGAGTCGAGAGACCGCTACCTGGAAGAGACTCGCTTCACAGAGAACACCGACGTTCAGGATCTGGACCGACTCCTGCAACTGGAACTCCTCCAGTTTCGGTGGAACCAGTGGCTTCTGGCTGGAGTGGACTACGAGAACTCCCTCGTCAATGAGAACGAGATCGCCAAGAAGCTGAAAGACCAGACCGATTCGATCAACCGCCTCAAAGAGCAGATGGGGTTGAGCAAGAAGTCCAGGGATGCGTCAGCTACATCAGTCTCCGACCGCTGGGACGACCTGAAGAGGAGGGCAAAAGAGTTCGGCATCCACCGCGAGAACCAGTTGAGGGCTGCCCTGGTGCTGATGAATGAACTATCCGACATCGTCGGCTCCTACGACCGCAGCGATCCCGAGGAGCGCAAGAAGCTGGGATTTGAAGACGAGAAGGAAATCGTGTCCTGGATCCGGGAGACGATGATCCCCGAATACAGTGAAATCGATGCCTACTTCATTGCCAATCAGCAGAAGATGTGGGCGCGATGAACCCGGTCGAGCAGGCTCACGGAATCGACCAGTGGGCAGACGCCATCGAGAACAACCCAGATGTGGTTTATCGAATCCTCTCTGATGTCGTGAAGATCATGCAGGCTGACGCGGCTCCACGAGTAGGCCGCCGACCTAAACCGGCGGCCATCGGAATGGACGACCTGCTTGCAGCCATCTACCCGGAGCGCTTCAGCGCGCAGCCATTCTGTGACGCTCTCGCGGACGTTATGGATGGGGAGAGGCAGGTAGATTTCGCACCCCGCATGCACGTCTCGCAGTCGCAGCTATCCAAACTGCTCACGGGAGCGGCCCGACCGGATATGCGCACCATGGAGATGGCCGCCAAGGCTGCCGGGGTATCCCCAGCATTCTTCCTGGAGTGGAGGGCTACAAAGCTGGGGGAACTCGTCTCGCAGGCGTACTTGAATGCCCCGAACCTCAGTGTCGCGGCAGTGAAGCGCATCGCCCGCGAAACGAGCATTAGATGAGTCTTCTGATCGAGCCCGATGAGGAGGAGAAGTACCTTTACGCCATCCTCTCGGACGAGTCTGGATTGGATATCGCTGAGTTCCTATGGGAGGACGAGGAGAGCGAGTCAGGCCGGTATCGGGCGTGGCCATTCCAGTGGGAGATGTACTCCTGCGAGGACATGTACCAAGTCGAGCAGGGTGCGAGAGCGCTAGGAAAGACAGTTGGAATCACCATGCGAGCCTTCGCATTTGCCTTCAACTACCCCGGCCAGCACCTTCTCCTCACTGCGCCCGAACTCAACCACTTGAAGCCGCTGACTGCGAAGATCGAGGAACGCCTCGACAGGTATTGGCTCACCATGGAGATGCGCCCAAGGGGAAGAAGTCGGGGAGTCATGCGCTCTCCACATTGGGAATGCACATTCCTCAATGACGCGAAGATCGTGTCGCGCCTCCCACAGAGGGATGGGAAGGGCGTGAAGGGCCAGCACGTCATCAAAATCGAACTCGATGAGGCGCAGGACTACCCACTGGCCGGCTGGATCGAGATTGTTGAGACGTTGAACCGCGGTCTACCGGGGGCATCCTGGCGCTGCCATGGTGTCCCGCGAGGCGTGCGCGACCGTTTCTACGAGATCACCATGAACGAGAACACCGAGTGGACTGTCCACCGCCCCATGGCGATGCAGAAGGTGACATGGACTTCCGCCGAGCGCGACGAGAAGACCATCATCTACGGCGGATCACGCCAGTCGCCCGACTACAAGCGCAACATCTACGGCGAGCACGGTGACGCTTCCAGCCCACTGTTCGTTCTGGCACGCCTCATGGCATCTGTGGACAAGGATTCGGGCAGTGAGTACAACACCGATGTCTACCTGCACGCCTCGATCAATGCAGAGGATGTTCCAGAGGACAGTTCGATCCTGAATCATCTATACATCCCCGGAACACACAAACATGGGTGGTCGGGGGCTCCGAAGGGGTACTCCGCCTACTACGCCGGAATGGACGTTGGCGTCACCAATCATCCAAGCGAAATCCTCGTGTTCGGTCAGCGCGCTGGGGGTGCGAAGGAACATTTGGATCTGCTCTTGCGGGTCCATTTGCAGCGCATCCCCGTACTCCAGCAGCAGGAAGTCATTGAACACCTGTTCGCTTCATATGGTCCGAAGCTCCAAACGTTCGGTATCGACCGTACCGGCGTCGGGTTCCCACTGTGGCAGGCGCTGGAAGGCAGGTACCGGGACCGCATGAAGGGGTACAACTTCTCCGCGAAGTACGTCATTGGCTTCGAGGATCGTCCCCTGGAGAAGGGCGAGACTCAGGAGGATTTGAAGATCGAGCGCAACATCGTGGAGTTCTCCTCTGATGCCCTGCGTGAGATCGTTGACGCCAAGGGGCTGACACTCCCATTCGACGGGGAGCTTCTCCAGGAGTGGCAAGGCCAGAACTACACGGTGGTGAAATCCGCAGGCAACCCATACGGGAAGAAGAACTTCTCCGCAGGCAAGTACCACACCCTGGACGCTGGAAAAATGGCCATTGCAGCGAAGCGACTATCGGCTATTGACGCCATGCTGAATGCGAAGACAGTGAGCCGTCCCGTACTGGATCAGTTCATCGGATCATTTTGAGTTCTTCCACCTTGTCTGCCGATTCAGGCACATGGATGGAGATGGAACTGGTTCGTACAGGCTTGTCGTAAAGGGGAGCACTGAGGGCGGATTTGTTGACTCCGCTCCCAGTGAAGAGGCCGTAAGCGAGAGCCGCCGCCAACTGCCGTCACGGGAGCACATCGAGGACGAACTCGACTTGATGCTTCAGACGATCCGGGGATTCTGGAACTCCGAGCCAGATCAGGTCATGCGGGAAGTATCAGCCATGTCGGCCCGACTTACAGAGCTGTGGGTGCATCTGCATCGCATCGAGTCGCGGGACCGCACGTACAAGCAGATTCGCACCATGCAAGTGAACCCGATGCTGGAGGAGCTTGACCGGCAGTTCCGGCTCGCCAGCCGCACCGTGGAAATCAGACGCCAAGACCTGGAGTTGATGAAGTGAACGAGATCGAGGTCTCCTCCGATATCGAGATGCCGGTGTGGAATCAGTCGGGGATGTCCACCGATCTGATAACTGCCAGCACCGAGTTCCGACAGATCGCCCGCGCCCTCTCCGGGTGGGTAGACAATCTTCGCGCCTCGGCCGGCAAGACCAGCATGTTCGATCGTGGTGCCTATACGCCGTCCGACAATCCCTACGCGGAGATGCGGGCCGCCCGATCCGCCGTCCGAAACGACGACATCGTCTCTGGGGTGGCCGAGACCACGGAGGCGTTCGCGTTCCAGGGCGTCAAGTGGGAGTCCGAGAATCCGGACGACGCTGATGTGTTCAACCAGCTGAATCGCACCTTGAACCTGGATGCGGTCGTGCGCACGATGTGGCGCGAGGAGTACACCTACAGTCAGGTGATCACTGCGACAGTATGGGGATGGCACGAGTTCACAGTCCGTGGGCGCAATCCGATTCGCGAGAAGAAGATCGACCCAGCCACGGGCATGGAGGAGTGGGTCGCAGCTTCCCCCTATGACCAGAATGGACAACGCCGCAAGGGCGTGAAGCGGAAGAAGAAGTACCGCGTCTGGGCTCCCACCTCGATCCGCGTCCTCGACCCCATGAAGGTGGTCCCTGTAGGCGTAGGGCCGATGGGACAGGAACTTCTCGCGTGGCAGGCCAGCGACTGGGAGATCGGCTACTACGCCGCCATCGCAGACGGGGAGAAGTTCGACCCTGTTTACGAGATGTTCTTCTTGGGCAAGTATGAGCCCCAGGGATCCGAGCGGACCAGCCTCGTCCAACTGGGCGTCGATGTGGACCGCCTCATGCTGCTTAATCCGCAGTACGTGAACCGCCACACTTCCACGAAGGCCGACTATGAGCGCTTCGCGGACGTTCGACTGAAGAGCGTCTTCGGTGTTCTGGACATGAAGCGGCAGCTCATGGCAGCTGACCGCGCCGCTCTCGTGGGCAGCGCCAACTACATCCTGCTTGTCAAGAAGGGCTCCAAGGAGGAGCCGGCGCAGCCGGAAGAGATCGCCCACTTGAAGGAGAACTATTCCTTCATCGCCAAGGTGCCCATCATCATCTCCGACCATCGGCTGAGCATTGAGATCATCGCCCCAAAGGCGGATCTCACCCTGAATCGCGAGAAGTACGACGTGGTGGACGGACGCATCATGGCCCGCCTCCTGGGCATGTTGACGATGGGCTCTACGAAGGAGACCAATGTCTCCATCGCACGATCCGTGGCCAGGGCTATGGAGAACCGCCGGCACATGCTCCGTCGATATCTCGAAACGACCATTTCAAGGGCTGTGGTGGACGATCCGCGGAACGCCGGGATCTTCGAGGATGCCCCCAGCCTCGTGTACACGCCTCGAAACATCGCTCTCGACTGGGAGGCGAGCCTCATGCAGGCGATACTGGGCCTGCGCACCCAGCGCGACATCTCCCGCGAGACGATTCTGGAATACGTCGGTCTCGACCAGGGCACAGAAGCCATGCGTATGGAGGTCGAAGCAGACATCTACGACGACGTGTTCAAGACGCGCATCCCCTTCAGCGCCGCCCCACAGGGGGATCCCACTAGCCCGCAGACCAGCGGTGGGCAGGGTGGCCGCCCCGTTGGTGGCGGCGATTCTCCGATGAACGCCACGACAGCGAAACCACGATCCGGCAGCAATGTCGCAAGGGGGCAGCAGTGACCTGGGACCTTGACCTGGAGCGCCGACTGCGCGCCACCTACGACGCGGACGCAGCGGTCGAGGAGATCCAGTCGGCGGCACTGGAGGCCATGCTGGATGGCCTTGAATCAGCGGCCATGCACGCCCCGTACAAGATCATGAAGCGGGGCAACAAGTGGGTTGTCATCAACAACATCGGGGAGACGAAGGCCACCTTCAAATCCCATAAATCAGCGCTGGCCTATCAGCGCGCCCTGTACCGCAACGTCCCCGGTGCCGCAAAGTACGCCGAAGACCACAAGTGGACTGGGAAGGCCCCCAAGCGCGTAAAGGCATGGGCGCTGGGGGATTCCATAGTAACCGAGGTATCTGGACGCATCACGATCACTGCCCCGGCCAGAGCACTCGCAGACATTCCAGCTGAGGTAGCCGCCAAGTGGCAGCAGGCTTCGGAGGCAAATCCGTATTTTCAGTGGATCCAGGGGCGCTTCGTGGAGGCCGAGCAGGCCAATAGCAACGGTGCGTTCTGGTCCACGGGGGATCTGGAGTTCGGTGAAGTAGGTATCAAGCATGGCCCGTTGAACTGGCTGCATGAGTCCCGTCGCGTCATTGGAACCATCGCTGACGCCCGTCTCGTCCGCGAGGACTTCGCTCAGCACGCCGCTCTTGAACGCCCATTCATCGCAGCTACCGCAGCGATCTGGAAGTGGATCTACCCAGACGAGGCAGCCGAAGTGCAGCGGGCGAGCGATAGCGGCAACCTCTACTACTCGATGGAGTGTGTGGCCGAGAAGATCCAGTGCGCTGGTGATAACGGATGCGGAGAGTCATTCAACTACCTCCAGGCCGTCACGCAGCCGACCACGGCATGCACTCACATCCAGGAGCGCTCCAGTGTGCGCCGCCTCGTCAACCCATCCTTCTTGGGGGGAGCGGTCATCGTTCCACCCGTTCGTCCCGGATGGTCTGGCGCCAGTGCGGCAGTGGTTAAGGCCGCAGAAGAGTCCCATGACGCGAACATTCACGGCATGAGTGCAGCCCAGTGGGAGTCCCTCATGGAAGCCGTCGTCGCAGCCATGTAGTCGGCTAATGCTCGTTTCGCATTTCCTCCTAAACGCTTCCGATGCAAGAGCGTCATGGCGGGAACAGCGCGCAGTCTTCACGACGCCCTCTTGGAGCACATGCCTCCGGGGGCGTCTCACGATGACTGTCCGATGTGTCTCGCCGCAACCGCTGAGACAGCGAAGGAGGACACAGTGGCCGATACCGCGGAAACCCGCACGTTCACTGAGGCCGAGCACTTCGCGCTGCTCACGGATGCGGTGCGGCGGGAGACCGCCGAGATCGCATCCGAGAAGGAGGCGCTTCTCACTGAGAAGGCCGACCTTCAGGGCCGCGTGGACGTTCTTGAGGCCGAGAAGGCGGCGCTCGTTGGTGAGCGCGACGCCGTGCAGGCCGAGTTCGACGGCTTCAAGGCCGAACTGGCCGAGAAGGCGGAGATCGAATCCCGCACGGAGGACCGCGTCAAGGCGATGAAGGCTGCTGCCGACCATCTCCCCGACGACTACTTCACCGCCGAGCGCGCTTCGCGCTGGGCCTCGATGGATGACACGGCGTTCGAGACTGCGCTCGCGGACCTGACCGCCACGAAGCCCGCCAAGGGTGTCGTCCCCGAGACTGCCGCCTTCCGCGGTGGCAGCGATGTCAAGCCCGCTGGCCAGGGATCCCAGGTCGGCTCGTTCTTCGCGCATCTGCGCGGCGACAAGTAAGGAAGGGAGGCAACCATGGCAAGCAATTACGGACTGAACTTCGGGTTCCTTCGTTCCGACGAGTCGGTGCGGTGGACCGAGGGCCGCTTCCGCACTCCGGTCGGTGAGACGCTCCTCCAGGGCACCGTCGTTGAGGTCGATGCAGCCGATCCGGCCTTCATGAAGGCAGGCGCGGCAGAGGCAGCCCCGGTGGCTGGCTACTGCGGTCTGCTCATTCAGGAGCTGGACTTCGAGCGGTCGATCTACGAGTCGGACGCATACGCGATGGACTCGTTCCAGATCGGCACCACCAAGGGCAATCGCCTGTCGGTCATTACCGGCGGTGCGGGCGTCAAGGTGTGGCTCGCTAACACTCCGGCTGTCTCTCGCGCCGATGGCCGTCAGATCTCCGCGGTGACCATGTTCGCCGGTTCCCCGGCGGTCGGTGACGACCTCTTCTGGGACGGCACCAAGTTCGACGTTGTCGCAGCGGGCGAGACCCCGTTCGCCAAGGTCGTCCACACCCCCTCGGCCAATCGCGTCGAGATCGTCCTCTACGCCTAGAAAGGAGTGAATCATGGCTACGACTACTGCTAAGACGCTCATCGAGCACAAGGGCCGCGTTGACTCCTTCGGGCGTGACGCGGGCGCAGCGGACGAGTTCCGTGAGATCGCCAAGGCCCTCGATGAGGAGGCCCGCGAGAACTGGGACAACCCGGCGTGGCATCGTCAGGTTGCGCAGGACATCGCGGACTACCTCGACTACGGGTTCATCAACCAGTCGCTGTTTCAGACGTACATTCAGACTCAGGTCGTCGGTGAGTTCGACCGCCTGATCCTGCGTGAGCGTCGGGGCCTCAAGGTGTACTACACCGCTCGCGGTGGCTACATCGATGAGACCCAGCTGCGCACCGAGCAGTGGGAGGTCCCGCGGGACACCCTCGGCTTCCATGTCTCGGAGATGGAGGACAAGCTGCGTGCCGGCTTCTCCGCCACCATCGCGGATCTGGTCAGCCTGGGTGGTTCGCGCCTGACCGCTGAGATGAACCGTCGTGTGTTCACGCTGCTCCAGTCGGCCGTCCCCTCCAGCTCCGACTACTACGCCTCTGGCGCGGGCCTGGACAAGACTGACCTGGACACGATGATCCGTGAGGTCAAGGACGCTATCCGTCCCGATGGCTCCGGCCCCGTGCCGGTCACCATCGCGGGCCGTGCGTCCATGGTGGATCAGATCTCTGACTTCGGTGGCTTCGCCAACGAGGCTCTGGAGGAGATCCGCCTGCGCGGTCGCCTCGGCACCTACAAGGGCTGCAACATCGTGCAGATCCAGAACTTCGCAGACGAGGATGGGGAGTCCTACTTCCCGGCCAACGAGCTGTGGGTGTTCGGCGGCACGGTCGGCAAGGTCGGCATCTTCGGGCCGCTCCAGGTCAAGACGTGGAGCGAGAATACCGTTGACTACCAGCACTACCGTGCGCGCCGCGACATTGGCGGTCTGGTCAACCACCCGGAGCAGTCGCGTCGATTCATCGACACCACTGCCTAGGGCACCCAAGTGAAGAGGGGGTCTCCTACAGGAGGCCCCCTCTTCGTCATTTGGGGAGGGATTGGATATGGAGCCGAAGAGGAAATGCTGACTTCCTTCCCCACCACGGTCGAGGAATATGCGGGCAAGTAGACGCCCTGTTCCTTCGGTGGTGTGAGCGGCCCCCCAGAGTCGGCTGGGGGGCCGTGCCATTTCCTTGGCTGTGTACCGAAGAGCAGGCAACTGGAACTGGAGGAGGATCACCATGAGTGACTTGAAGGAAATGACCAAGGTGGAGATCTGGGAAGCGGCAACCGCATCCTCGGTCTACGTGAAGGTCCGCGACCAGCGCAATGGCGGCTGGCGCTCCCAGCGGGTAGGGGGAAGCGGATCTAAGCGCATTCAGCTCACAGTCGAGGAGCGGCGCTTCAACCAGGATGCAATCCTGGATGAGAACCTGCATCTGGATCCGTTCAGCAACGGGATGCTCCATTGCGTGCAGGGGGACGCCAAGGGCGTGGCCTCGATGACTGACGCCGACCTAGTGGACATTATCGGTCTGGATGATGACGACGCCTTCGAGGAGGCTGTAGCCGGCCTGGAATCAGAGGTCATGGTGCGCCGAGTCCTCTCCCTGGCGGAGAAGAAGGCTACAAATGCCCGTTTCACATTCGTTCGTGACCTTGTTGACGAGCGTTATCGCGTTGGAGGAACCCAGCGCACCGTTCAGGCCATGATAGATGCGGGAGAGCGCATCTCTGGATTCGTGGTGAACTGATGGATCCCATCCAGATTCTCACCGACTTGGGAATCGACTTGGGTCTTGTCCAGTCGCTTCACGTCGAGAACGGCGTGCTGTCGGTGACGGTATACGCCACTTTCACGACGGAGGACGGCTCGATTCAGGGGATGAACTTCGATACCCCGCTGGGCCAGCTACCGCTGACGTACAAGGCATCGATTCAGGTATCCGACCATGCTCCCGATGAACCCATTTCCGGCGAGTAGATGCCGATTTTAGGGATATGGCCACCACCCCAACTCCGAATAATCCGCTCGTTGTAAACAGCGACGGGTCAGTGACGCTTCTTGTCTTTCAGGGGCGCACCCTGGAGTTCAATGCTGTCCACAAGGGGCTGATGGATGCTACGGGGTACAAGGCGCGCTTTGGCCTGACGGACAAGTACGGTAACGCCCTCCTCGCCTCGGCGGACTCTACTTCCGGGTCTGTGACTTTCTCAGTGGCGAACGATGCCCTTTCGGGAGCGCAGATTGGAACTCGTGTAACCGCGGTCATTCCCGATGAGGTGACGGAAGCAATCACTGCGCGTTCAGGAAAGCTGGATCTCGTTATCGAGGAACCCGGCGGGGCCGAGCATCCGCTGGTCGTGGGGGATTGGGTCCTGTGGAAGAGGGTTACCCCGTGACTGATGTTCCCGTGTGGGAGGTGACCGTCGAGCCCATCACCAATGAGGTGTTGGTGGAGTCTGCGCCGGTGCTAATCGAGCTACCCAGCCGGGGACTGCAAGGCCCTCCCGGCCCCCCTGGCCCTCAGGGTCTACCTGGAGGTGGCTACACACATACGCAGGGAACGCCATCTGCCGTGTGGGTCGTGGATCATCCGCTGGCTACGTACCCAAACGTCACGGTCCTCGACTCCGCTGGCAGCAGCGTCGAGGGTGAAATCGTTTATGACTCCGCCAGTTCGATAACTCTTACGTTCACGTCGGCGTTTTCTGGCGTGGCGTACCTGTCCTAGGAGAGTGTGATGGCGCGCAAGTTCCTGACCCCCATTGATCTCAACAGGCTTGAGCTTCAGAATGCGGCGCTTCAGAATCTCGCGACGGCACCATCCACCCCGGCAACGGGGCAGATCTACTACGACACGGCGCTGGCCCGTCCCCGCATTTACAGCGGCTCCGCCTGGGTCGAATTGGATCCGGTGTGGCTGAAGGGACAGGCCAATACCTGGACTGCGAACCAGACGGTCAATGCGAACATTCTCGGCAACGGCACTATCGCCCTCACGGGTACGGGCGCTTCAAGTGTCGGTGGATCATTCGCGGCTACGGTTTTCGCCCCGGCTGGCCTGACTGGATCAGCCACCGCTACGCGCTATGCGGGCGGCACGGCCTCGGGTGCTCCGGCCACCGGAACTTTCTCCACAGGTGACTTCGTAGTTACGACCGGCGGGGACCTCTGGATCTGCACCGCGGGCGGTTCGCCGGGGACGTGGTCCCGTGTTGGCTCCTACCTACTCGGGTCTGCCAACACGTGGACTAGCACCAACGCCTTCAACGGTGCTATCACCGGCAACAACACGATCAACCTGACCGGGACTGGCTCCTCCAGTGTCGGCGGTACGTTCACCGGCACCGCCCTGGTTGCGTCTGGGCTTACGGGGGCCACGTCCGCGTCTCGCTACGTCGGCGCTACCACCAGCGGTGCCCCGGCAACAGGAACATTCGTTGTGGGCGACTTCGCGGTGGCGCAGAACGGTGCCATGTGGGTCTGCACTACGGCCGGCTCTCCAGGCACATGGGTACAGATCGGCGCTACGGGGTCTTTCTACTCGTCGGTCAAGGCCAACAACGGAACGGCCGTTACTCAGCGCTCCGTACTCAACTTCATCAATGGCACCTTCACCACCGCAACAGCCGCGGACAACGCATCTCAGACGGATGTGAAGTTCGACGTATCGGTAGCCGCACCGACGAGCAGCATGACGTTCGGTGGAGCAAACAGCGCTGGTTCCGCTACGACGTTGGCACGCTCGGATCACTCCCACTCACTTCCCGCGCATGATGCGGCAGCTCACTCCCTGATCAAGCTGAGCGATCTCGCTGCCCCCACGGCCACCGTGTCGATGGGTTCGCAGATCGTCTCAAATGTTGCCGCCCCTTCGTCTTCAACGGACGCGGCAAACAAGGCATATGTGGATGCCGCAGCGGTCGGAATCGACTGGAAGCCCAGTGTGCGTGTTGCCACCACGGCAACGGGAACATTGGCGACCGCGTATGCGAACGGCCAGACAGTAGATGGCATCACCCTGGCTACGGGCGACCGCATCCTCATCAAGGATCAGGCGACTGGTTCTGAGAATGGCATCTACACGGTCAACGCATCCGGTGCTCCAACCCGCGCTACTGATGCTGATGCCAGTGGTGAAGTTACTTCCGGAATGGCCGTCTTTGTTGAGGTCGGAACCGAGAATGCTGATTCCGGCTGGGTTCTCACAACTGATGGCACGATTACTGTCGGCACCACAGCATTGACGTTCACGCAGTTCACTGGGCTTGGCTCCGTGACGGCGGGATCTGGTCTCACTAAGACCGGAAACACCATCAACGTCGGTGCTGGTACGGGTATCGCTGTCGCTGCTGACACGGTCGCGGTAAATCGGACGGGAAGCAACAACGCCCATGTCCCGCTTCTGTACACGACCGCGACCCACGCTTCGGCTACGAGCGTTGCGATTACCCACAACCTCGGCAATCAGTTTGTCCTGGCGCAGGTGTATGAGGTGTCAACGAATGCTCTGGTCGAGGTTGACATTGTCCAGACTTCCACAACGGTGACGACGTTCAACTTCGCTGTCGCTCCGACTGCGAACACGATGCGGTTCGTCATTTACGGCTAGGACCCGCCGAATGCGGGGTGTTCTGGAAGGGGAGTAGATGCCCAAGCAACTAGGCACCAACGGTGCTCCTGCGCTCGCGTCTGCTCCAGCGGTGGGGGTGGCTGGTGCCATCTACTACAACACTACGTCGAACACTCTGTTCACTTCAGATGGGGCAAGTTGGGCGGCGGTCGGAGGATCATCTGGCGGGCCGACCATCTCAGATACCCCCCCGTCGCCCGGTACGGCGGGGCAGCTGTGGTTCGAGTCTGATACGGGGCGTATCTACGTCTACTACGACTCGTACTGGGTGGAGATCGGTTCCGCATCAACTGCTGCGGTTGGACAACTGGATGGCGGGCTGCCGACTTCCACATATGGGGGAGTCCCCGCGATTGACGCAGGAGGCGTGTAGTGACCATTCAGATCCAGTTGCGGCGTGGGACAGCGACTCAGTGGACTGCCGGTAACCCGATTCTGGCTGCGGGGGAACTCGGCCTTGAGACGGATACGACGAAGATCAAGATCGGTGACGGATCGACGTCCTGGACGTCGCTTGCCTACGCGGCGATGACGGGTACCGAGTACGACGCCAACGTGGGCGCGCTGCGCGTCTACCTCAACCAGTTCTACGTCTAGGAGACCTCGATGGCTACCGCTCCCGCTTTCATCTCGACACCCCGCATCGGCGTCGCATCCCTGTCCAGCGCGAACACGAACCTCGACGGCACGGGCACGATCACGGAGATCCTCGCCGGGGTCGCCGCGGGGACCCGCGTGCTGGAGATCGACGCGCAGTGCTCGGCGACGTCGGCGGCCGCCCTGGTGAATGTGTTCCTGTCGACGGATTCCGGCTCGACGTGGGTGCTGTTCGACCAGATCGCGATCACGGCGGCGACGGTGTCGAACACGGTGAAGGGCAACCGCAACACGGCGACGTACCAGAACCTGATCCTCGCGGGCACGGCGCACCGGCTCGGAGTGACGACGTCGATCGCGCAGGCGACGAAGGTGTTCGCCCTCGGCGGCGACCTCACCTGATGAACCGCCCCGTCTCGGGCTGGCCCGACGTCGACCACGCTCGCACGCCTCACGGCTGGCAGCTTCCTTCCGGGATCATGCCCGCCCGCACGGGCGTGCCGTGGCCCAGGGGCGTCGTGGGCCGTGCGTCGTCGGAGGCCGAGTCGATCCTCGCGACGGCGGTCGGGTGGTGGGATGCGGCGTGGTACGACGGGTCGCGGTTCCTGCGGAATCGCGGCGTCGCGGGTGAGTTGCTGGACCTGCGGCTGGGGTCGTCGCTGGTGGCGAACTCAAATGACCCGCTGTTTCTAGCGCCGGAGGAGACGGGGTACTGCTACCTGCCGGGGGTCAGCAGCAACTACCTGAGCATCGCGGATAACCGTTCAGGGACCGCGTCAACTTGGCAGGTATCCGCACTCGTGAACAACGGTCAACAGGCAGCCTCAGTGCTATACAGCAGGGCGTCTGGGGCGGCGGCGCTTATGGGTGCGGTGATGCAGAGTTCCGGGTCCAACGTGAGACCGCGATTGCAGTGGATGGACGGCACCAATACGCAGAGGACGACGGCTGCCGCCGCCACGAATCCACTTCCCGGCGGGATGACGTGGGTGCGCTTCACTCTGGATGCGTCGGGCGCAAACACGGTTGCCACCTTTGAGTCCGCTCCTGCGTCAGGAGTTGAGCCGACATCGTGGACGACCGTCGTCACTGAGTCATTCACCGGGGTTACAGGGATTACCATCCCAAGCGTCAATGCGCGGGTTGGCGATCTTGCCTACACCACGGGTAATCCTTTTGCCGGAAGCATTTACCGCGTCATCGAACGCATCGACGGCACCACCGTCCTCGACGTGGACTGCGACGCCCTCACCACCGGCGCGGCGACGTCGTTCACCGCGACCACCGGGCAGACCGTCAGCATTGTTCGCAGCGCCAGTGGCCGCAAGACCGTCGCCATGCCCGCGAAAGGCAAAGGCGGACGGGCCTGCTTCCTGCTCGGCACCGACGACTACCTCGAATGCCAGGGCAACTGGCAGCACGGGCTCCTCAACTTCCCACAGGGCGATTCATTCACGGTGCTGGCCGTGGTGCGGCAGTGGGCGACGCCTGCAAGCAACGCCATTATTGTTGCCAAGACAAACGTGGACAACGGCGGGATTGGGTGGAACTACCAGAACAACGCCACGGTGACGAGTAGACGGGTGTACGTCAATGACGGCACAACCGGATTCGGTTCATTCGCCACGACGCCGACGTACTCATACGGAGTGGTTAACGCAGAAGGATTTGTAGTCAATCGCCTGACCAATTCCATGTACGCCTTCGTAAATGGCAGCGCCGGAACTTCCACATCCATCGCCACCATCAAGTCAATGGCGGGAAGTCGGTTTCCGATGCGGATTGGGCGACGATCCGGCGCAGCTGGTGACTACGCCGACGCGGAGTTCATCGCCGCCGCCGTGTTCCGTCGCGCCCTCACTCCCCGCGAGATCAAAGTCCTGTCCGACTACTACACCGCCGGAGGCTGACCGTGGGCCTGCTCCGCTCCACCCAACTGACCGAGACCGACGGCGGCTACGTCCCCGCCTGCAAGGGCTGCACCGTCAACGGAGTCCTCCTCGGCGAGCCCGTCCTCCTCGGCATCGCCCCCATCGCCTTCGGCTGGGACGACTCCGCCCTTCCCAACGGAACCGTGGAAGTGGTCGACGGCGAGACCGTCATCACCCCCGACGCGGAGTAGCCCGCACCGCCCCGGCCCCCGTCGATCCGGCGGGGGCTTCCCCATTCCCCGAGGAGACGCAGTGGAGTACGCCGCCATCGGACTGGCCCTGACCGCGCTGACATGCTCGACTGGCTCGCATCCTCGCCCTGGGGCACCGCCCTCAAACAACACGATTGATTCGTGCGCCACCGTGGCCTTCGCGCCAGCGCTGCTCTAAGAGGAACTTCTTCACCTCCCTAGGGCGATAGAAGAAGGTGGCTACTGACCTGACCGACCTCGTACCCGCCCTTCAGCGGGCTGTCGCCGTTCCTGGAACGTTTGAGACCGTCTTTCCCGAGTCCACTAACGACGATCTCGCGATGACTCTGCTGGATGGATTCGCGGAGGCTCAGCTCGATGGATTCTTTGTCTCCTACATCTCGAATGATGACGGGATCGTTGCCCAGGACATGAGTCGTGCCGAACAGGCGCTCGTCGTCATTTACGCCAGCACCAGGGTGCTGATGAGTGAGATCCGAAATCGCAAGACACACAAGCGATATGAGGCGGGATCTGTGACATTCGAGGAGGATCAAAGCGCCAGCAGTCTCGTTGAACTCCTGAAGCAGATGAAGGAGCGCAAGAAGGAGCTGCGATCTCAAGGCATCGGCGGTAACAGCCAGAGAGCCTTCTTCATGGCCGACCAGTACCTTGCCCGTGGTGCTGGCGTCCCGTCCTGGATCTAGACCATGGCCGGCACGAATGCAGGCTTTGACGCCGCATCATTCCGCGATGGAATTCGTATGGCTATGGGCATGGGTGCCCCGGTGGGCGATCTCATCCGGTTCTACTTCACGCACCCGGATACGACTGAGACACCAGTAGACGACACGGGTACACCGTTCGACCCAGCGCAGCGCCCGACCCATTCCCCCGATACCTATGTGACCGTGTCGTGTGCCGTCGAGCATGCCGGGGACATTGGGGAGCATGAACGTTTCGGCTACGTTGCGGCAGGAACTCTTCGAGTGCTTCTCCTGGATGCCGATTTCGCGCTGGTAGACGGATGCTCGTACTGCGTCTATGGCGGGGATCGCTATGACTTCCGCAAGGAAGAGCCCCCGATGGGCCTATTCGACGTTGGAATACACACACTGATATTCGTGGCGCGAGGTGAACGATAACGATGAGACACCGGACGCGACATATTCACCAAACGGTCGTTCAGTACGTGGAATCAGGACTTGCGGCGCTTGGCTGGACGGGGGATTCCGTCAATTTCGGTACAACCGCGGTAGAGGTCCAGTCTATTGAACCCTTCGGAGAAGGGACTGTGGATCCGGCCGGGAACTTCGTTGCCGTCACACTCGGGGACAGTTCCGAGGATGAGGACCAGGAACTCGGCGGAGCGCTCATTCAGGCTACGTGGCAGCTCTTCATCGACGTAGTCGGTGTGTCCATTCCCATCTCTGTGGCACTGGCAGACGACTGCCGCACCCTACTAAAGAATCGCCGTATCCCAGTCAAGGACTTCAGCACGACAAGTGCTGGCGTCATGCAAGATGGGTATTGGATCGAGTTCGACGTGGTGGCAATCGAGATCCCTCCCGCTGCCGCGGCTCCGGATCGCAGGACGTGGCGCGTCGTCACGTGCGGTCTGAATGTCTTGATGCCTGACGACACATATACGGTGATGTTCGACTGACGGGCTTAGTATTCCCGTATGGAATACATGTCGTGCGACGTGAAATGCGCTGCATGTACCTACGCCGGTCTGGACATCGTCAAGGACGACACGTTGCCGGTCATGGTTACGGTGCGCGGGGAGACCTCCCTGCGCATGCACACCTATACCCACGACGCTATCCGCCTGAATGCTCGTTTACTCAAACAGGCGGCCAATGCTCCATTGAAACGGGCATTCACATTGAAGCCAGTTGGGCACACTGCCGTTTCGCACTTGTGGTTCGGGATTGTCAAGGCTTTACAGCAGGACGCTGACGGGGATACTCGCCCCCTGGACGACATGGTCACCCGAGTGGATGACGCCCGCCGCATCCTGAGGGCTTGCCAGAACGCTTTGATCTTCCAGCAGGCAGGCAAACCATGACCCGACGCTGGACTCGCTGGGACAACCCCATGTACGAGACCGTCGAGTTCACTGTAGAGGCGCGGATCTACCACGGCGAAGGCAAGAACGACTACGAGGTTCTCAAGCAGCACAGCCTGGAAATGGACGTACCCCTCGACCTCCAGAGCGTCCCGGTTCCAGCGAAGGGATCGAAACTCGCTGCTCTCCTGGACTTGTGCATGGACATGTCGATTCCATTGGAGGACAAGGTCGATCAGTTCGAGGCCGCACTGGAGCAACTGCATGAGATCGAGGACATGATCGCCCTGCGGTAGTTGTGGGGCGCTGCTTGACGATCCACCCGCATGGACTTCGTGCGCGGCCTTCTGGCGGAACAACGTAAGCGGGCTGTGGGCAGCATCTTGTCCCACTGCGAGCAGTCCCCGTGGTGGCACCGCCTGAGTGTGGAGGAGCAGCGCGCCCTGCGCGAGAAGGTGCTCTCCAGTCTCGGTCAGTACCACGACGTTGTCTTGGACTCATTGAAGGCGTCCATCGGGACGGGGACCATCGTCAACGACGAGGCGATCCGCCTGATCGTGGATACGCACGACAAGGTTGCGCGACTCTCCCGTGGCTGAAACCCTGCTAATTCGCTTCGACTCCAGCGCCCTGGCCCAGCAGCTCAGGCGCAGATCGGGGGAGATGAAGAAGGCCAGGGGAGCTGTTCGGAGTGCCCACAAGGAGATGGGCGAGTACGTCCGGTCCACGGCAGCAGACAACCTGGACCGGGGCCTCATGCCCAAACGTCGCCGTGTCGCCCAAGCAGAACTCGCCCGCGGGTGGGGCATCCAGGCGGCCTTGAACGATAAGCGAATCGTCAGCATGTCCCCGCAAGGCGACTGGTGGGGGGTCGGCAACGACGCTACTTTCGAGCGCCACCACGCCAAGGACTACTGGCGAGTGATCGAGCGCGGCGGCGGCTTCGTCGGTGACGTGGAGAACGCCTTCCTCCTGGATGAGAACTTCCAGTTGACGAAGTCCTGGTACATGAACTCTCCCGGAAATCAGCGCAGGATGGTCGAGCTGTATAACCGGGAGCGAGCTACTGCGGCTCGCCAGAGAGCGGCCGCGGGCAAGTTCGCGGCCAAAGGCCGAATGCCGCAGGCGGTGCAGGCGCAGTATGCGGCGCGTAACTCCATCGGCCGATCTCACGGATTCGAGAGACTGGCGGGTAGCCCCTACCGCTACACCGCTGGTGGTGGCAAGAGGATGACGCGCCGCACCGGCCTGCCATTCAAGTCCTGGAAGAACGTTGCCAACTCGGCCGCCATGGCGGTGGGATTCCACTACCGAGGTGGAATCGGAGGAAAGGCGACGGGGTCAACACGTGAATCCAACGCCGGTGGCGGCTGGACTTTCCGAGTACGGCGCAGGGTGAAGGCCCGTGCCTACCTGAAGAACGCCATGCTGAGCCTCGAAACCAGGGATGTCATCAGCATCTACCGGAAGCATCTTCGTGAGGCGGGGATTGACCTTCCGTTGCGCAGGGGTCGTAACGTGGGTAGTGCAGAGATCACCTCTACCTTCAAGTACCGCACAAGGTTCCGCGGGAAGCAGTTCGAGATCCCCGCCTACCACCTCAGCAACGCCACTCTGCGCAGAATGGGCCGCTAACGGCCATTCCTCCTGCGTGTGTCCGATGACGGGTTAGTTCCTCTTCGGAAAGGGCACATTCATGGCCATCAAGGGCGGCGACCTCATCCACGTCGGCAACTCAGTCCTCATCGACCGGATTCAGACCGCCGGCCCCGGTCAGGTGAACATCCCGACTGAGAAGATCTACGAGCTGGGCAACTACAAGTCGGTTGGCTCAGTCCTCGACACCCCCGACCTCACCTTCTCGCTGGAGTCGCTCGACGCCTCCGCGGAGATCGAGGCGATGCTGTGCGGCAGCGACTTCGCCACCGATCCGGTCGGCACGGAGTACGACCTGTCCCGCTCGCTTCCGCTCGATGCGATCAGCCAGTTCAAGGCGGGCCGCAACGCGGATTCCCCGTACAACGTCCTCGGCTCGGTCGCGGTGCCGTTCCTGACCCTGGAGTCCATGTCCTACCGCTTCGGCATCCGGGACAATGCCTCCCAGTCGGCCAGCCTGCGCGGTGACTCGATCTACTGGAATCCGGGCTCCTCGTTCGTGGAGACCACGCCAGGAGACGGCACTCCCGGTCAGATCATCAACCTTGCGAGCACCGCCTACCCCTACGCGGGCGACGACGTGACCCGCTACACGCTGGCAGTCTCCCTCGTCTCGGGTCGCCGCCTGCGCTATGGCATTGACTACACCGAGACCGTCACCGGAACTGGCGCCGCCAAGACCGTTGACATCACGATCACCGATGCTGTTGCAGTCTCGGACGCCGTCCGCGTCGTCTACACCTCTGATGTAGTCGCCACGTACCCGCAGGAATCGCACGAGATCGACTCGGCTACACGTCCCGCGGCGATTCGCGGCCGCAACATCGATGTCTTCATCGGTGGCCTCGCCCCCGCGAACCAGTGGTCGGGTATCCAGTCACTGAACGCCGAGTGGCGCGTCCAGCTCGACAAGGATGAGGAGCTCGGTTCCTCGGTCGTTATCGCCCAGGACTTCGATGTCCCCACCGTGTCGGGGTCCATCGACATCAAGCCGACCGGCCCGGAAGACCTCATGGCGAAGATCCGTGCGATCACGGGCGTGTCGTCCACCACGGAGGCTATCGGCGCTCTTCAGCGGACCCCGCTGGCCTTGACGGTCTACCTGAAGTCTCCGACTGACGGCTCGGTCCTGAAGACCCTGCATGTCCCGGACGCCCGTTTCACCGTTCCCGGCTACTCCGGCCGTGTGCAGCAGAAGATGACGCTCACCATGAACTGGGAGTCCGACTCCGGCTCGCTGAGTGTCTTCAAGGGCCTGTGGGACTAACTCACCATCCCTAACGGGGTAGTGATCCATGTTCTCCAGCTTCTTCGACACGTCGGGTAACGGCTTCGACATGAGCGATGTAGGCATCATCGTCGCAGCCGTTATCCCCGTGTGGCTGGCCATCTGGGGTCTGGGCAAATGGATTGGGCGTCTGCTCGATCATCGAATGGCCGCTATCGCCACACGAGTCGATGACCGCACTGCCCCCGTGCAGCCGGGGGCTAATGGTGGACTCTCCCTTCCCGACGCGGCACGTCAGGCAAGGGCAGCCCAGGAGGCTGCTAGGGCCGCCCAGGAAGCATCGGATTCCGTCGTAGACCGAATGGAGCGCGTCGAGAACCGTCTCGATTCACTCCTGGATCTTGTGACTGCCCTCGTAAAGACGCAGGGCGGCCACTCGTATGGATCGTCGCGCACTCGCGTATCGGACTTGGAGGAGGGAACGCATGCTTGATCGCCTGCCCGCATGGGGCCGCTACTTGGTCATCCTCGTCGTGATCACTCCTGTCGCGGCGTTTGTCGCGACGGTGGCGACTGTCGTCATCACCCAGCATGGCGTCACCGACGCTGACTGGGCTGCGGAGTCCACCTCCGCCATGGACGCCGCGTTCGTGACTGCCGCCAGCGGCCTGCTGTCGTGGATCGCCATGTATGTCACGCCTCTGACTCGCAAGTTCGGGGTCGGATCCTCGATGGAGGACTGACATGGCCGTCACCAAGAAATGGGATGACCGCATCGACTGGCGCGGTTTCACCTTCACTCGCGCCATGGTCGAGCAGCTCAAGTGGGTCGAGGAGATGTCCGGCCTAAGTCTGGTCATTGGGCAGGGGTCATTCCATAAGGGAGTGGCTGCATCTGCTGGGTCTCACGACGAGGAGGCCGTCGATCTTTCCGTGCGCCAATATACGGAGGACGAGAAGAAGACCCTCGACTACTGGATGAAGCGGGCCGGTTTCGCCGGCTGGCTTCGCCGTGCCATTACCGGCCTGTGGCCGGAGCACTATCACGCTGTTCCGCTGGGGCGGGGCAGGCTGCTATCGCCTCTTGCTCGCATCCAGACAGTCGATTTCGATAAGCGGTTGGACGGCCTCGCCAGTCACCGCCCCGACCCATCGTGGCGGCCGAAGGTGAAGCGCCGCTGGTCGTACCGCCTAGGGCGACCCATTCCCCGCGTCTGAGGAGAGGTAATGTCGCTGTCAGAGGCATTGAAGATCGAGGCATCACGCAAGCATGGGCCTCGTTGCACTCTTTGCATTCTCATTAGTGGCCTGCCTGAGGGCGATGCCAAGGCGCTCCAGGCCGCCCTCTCGGATGGGGGAGTCACTTCATCGGCTATCGCTCGCGCTCTTGCATCGGAGGGCCATGACATTCGGCCCGAGACCGTTCGTAGGCACCGCGCCAGGGAGTGCGCGGGCTCGTGAGCCTGTCGGAGCGTCTCCAGCCTGAAGTTCTCGCGGCTCAGGTCGAGATCGAACGTCTTCGAGATGCTCTGCGCAGATCTCAGCAGGAGACTGCGAAGTGGAAGTCGGCCCGCGATCATCTCGTCACCGTTACGATTGAGGCATGCAGGGACGCTGTCCTGACGACCCCCCTTGATCCTGTAGTGAAGCCAGCCCGCGACCGCCGTAGCAAAGGCACCGAAGTGGCGTTGTGGCATCTGACGGACTGGCAGGGGTTCAAGGTGACCCCGTCATACAACCCACAGGTTATGTACGAGCGCGTCCACAGGTTTGTGGACAAGGCTCAGCGCATCACTGAGATCCAGCGAGCCGATCACCCCGTTAGGGAATGCACTATCGCGTTCGGCGGGGACATGATCGAGGGAATCTTCAACTTCCCCACCCAGCCATACGAGATCGAGGCGAGCCTATTCGAGCAGTTCGTCTCGGTAGGGAATCTGCTGGTCGAGGCGGTTCGCAGGGCTCTCGCCATGTACGACACGGTCACGGTCGTATCCGAGTGGGGAAACCATGGCCGCCTCGGTTCAAAGCGGGATGCCGTACCGAAGGCCGATAATGCCGACCGCATGACATACGAGCTGGCCCGCCAGGTACTCCTGTCGTCCGGTCAGGATCGACTGAACTGGCTGCCATGTCCGGAAGACATCCAGCGGATCGAAATAGGCAACTACCGCGCTCTCCTCATGCACGGGGACGAGGTCGGTAGGGCTGGGTTCGCCAGCCCTAGTGCATGGCAGGGCGCAGGGAATCGCTGGAAGGCCGGAGCCTACGGATGGGAGTTTCAGGACATCTACCTAGGCCACTATCACCGGCACGCCCAGGAGCCCCTCAGCGACGGCCTGGGGGCCATCTACTGGACGGGCAGCATCGAGTCCGAGAATCGCTATGCACGGGACTCCATGGCTGCCAGCGGCGTTCCCAGCCAGCGCCTGCACTTCATCGACCCGGACGCCGGCCGAGTCACCAGCGCCTATCAGGTTTGGGTGGACTAGGTGAATCGCCCGGAGGAACTCATCGAGGAACGCGGGCAACACTACGGCGACCCGCGCCCGAACCACGACCGCATCGCGGGACTGTGGTCGGCATGGCTGGGAATCACGCTCACAGCGCATGATGTCGCTTGGATGATGGTCCTGCTGAAGGGGTCGAGATCGAAAGTCGATCCGTACCACGATGACAACTACGACGACAGTGAGGCGTACCTGCGGATCGCCCGGATGGTCCGATGACGACTCGCGTCAAGGTAGGCATGGTCGAAGTCCAGACCGATGACAAACTGTCGTTCAAGCAGATGAACAAGCTTCTCTCCGCTTGTGCCGGGATAGCTGTCGCCCTCATGCCAGATGAGCCCATCCCACCCGAACCGGGGCCTCCACTGGGCTTCGCAGCCAGCATTGAGCGATTGCCGGATGACTTGGCCGAACTGTGAACTAGCCGCGTTGGGAAGCGCGGAGCCTGTCGGACACGAGCGGCGGCAGGCATAGCACCCCCATCTCCAGCGAGGTGGGGGTGCGGCCATTCCAGACTTCGCAGTACCGACATCCCCTATGGAACTGGATGTGGACTAGGGGAGAAACGCTATGACTACACGCTCGTCGTACCGACGCCTGTCAGACCTGTACGTGCGGGGCAAGGAACTCGTCCTCGCGGACGGCACGGTCATGTGGCTTCAGGCGATGAATGCTTTCGAGCGGCAGGAGGCCACGAGCGATGCAGCGGCAGCACGCTCTCGCCTTGTCCTCGCTCTGAATGATGATCCGGACGGTAACGAGGCGGCGATTATGCGCGCCCAGTACACCGAGACGGGCCGCGAAGACATCATCAACCTGATGATGGAGTCCACCTCATTCGAGGCGTACCTGGAGATCATTGACGAACTCCGTGCTGACGAGAAGTGGCGCGAGAAGATCGATGTGATCGAGCGTTCCCCGGATCTGGCCCAGGTCGCTACTGACCTAGAGCGCGACTACTTGATGCGCCTCATGGACGAGTACGCCACCGAGATCGGCAGCAGGCTCGATGTGATCACCAGCATCGACCGCCAGGAGATGGAGGGCATGAGCGACGATGCCCTGTGGGAGAAGTACCGCACGTGGTGGATCGAGCAGCGCGGAAACATGGTTGGGATGTTCGAGTACCGGATGACGCAGCTGTGGTACGCCTGCCGCATTTGCTCGGCGGTGAAGAAGGACGGCGGCTGGGACCACGGTTCGTGCGACCACCGCGTTCGCGTGTTTGAGGAGAAGGATGAGATCCGCCACTTGCCGGAGGATCTTCAGGAAGTGATTGCCACAGCTCTTGCTGGGCTGGAGATGACGGAGCGCGAGGGAAAATCCTAGGGCAGTCAGGCGAGTTCATTCGACTCGTTTCGGCTGCCAAGCGGGGTGGCGGGATAGATGCACTCTATCCGTCGCGGGATCCGCAGGAGGCCCCGTGGTTCCTGGTTATAGCCGTCAGTCAGGCGCTGGCGGTCCTGGGATGGATGGAACTGACGGACGAGCAACGTCCGCCTGAGTCGATTTGGCTCAACGCAAAAGCCCTGAACGACCATTTCGAGGTCGTGGCTGAGCGCATGAGAAGTGGAACGTCCATGGAGCCCGTCGATGACGTGCCCCTCATGCAGAACGAGTACACAGCCGGCTTGCGGAGGTAGTGGTGGATAACATCGAGTCGTTTGCCGTAGTCGGCCAGACCAACCTGCCTGAGTTGGCAGCGCTGGTCGAAAAGGCCTATGGGCAGCTCGCTCGGACATTCGCCAGCGGTCTTCCTGAACTGAAGATGGGCAACGTCGATCTGGCGGGATTCGACCGCTGGGCACGCAAGATGGACGAGATCAAGGCCCGTGGCGATCAGCTCACGAAGGAACTGATCGCGCAGCACAAGCAGCAGGTTGATGCCCAGACCAAGGCCGGTGTCTCCCCAGGCCAGCAGCGATTCAACTACGACATTGCTGGCCTTCAGGGGGCAAGTCAGCGGCAGATGCTGGAGCACATCCAGCGCACCAGTTACCAGATGGCCGCTGAGGCGACCGCCACTCTGCGCAACTCCGGTTCGGCAATCGTCAAGGGCTTGCACTTCGACACGATCATCGGTGAGTACCTGGGCACCACCTTCAGCAGTCTCCGCGACATGACGAAGGCGCAGTTGCAGGGGCTCGCCCGAGAACTTCAGGTTCCTGGCTTCTCCAAGATGACCAAGGACCAACTCATCCCGCAGGTTCAGACGTTTCTCGGTAGTGGCGGCGCTCGGACACCTCTTGATGAGATGTACAACGCTCGTATCGCCTTGACCGGAGTCGGGACCATTACCAAGGGGTCGGGGGAGGATAACCAGGAGATCGTTCCCGACCCGCGCACAGAGCGCTACAAGCGCCAACTGGAAAAGGAGATCGAGGGAATCCGCCTTTCCGGGGAAGTCTCTCGAATGACCATTGCCAGGGATGCCAAGACAGGCATGGAGCAGGGTCTCCCATTCAAGATCGGCCGCTATAACGCTCTGTACGACCCCAGCAGAGACCGCATCATCGACAAGTATTCTACGGCTTCCCCTACGTCGGAGTTGACCACGGAGCGCGAACGCCAGCTCCGTGACGCACTCGCGGGAGAGGTTGCCGCAGTCGAGGGAGCAACCAAGGCCGCGGATCTTCTCAGGGATGCGCAGAAGGCTGCTGCCGACTCTCTGAAGCGAGCGCAGGACAAGGCCAACCAGATACAGAACGACCCGACCTACAAGCCGATCCGTCGCAATGTATGGATTGACAGCACGTCAGCCAATCAGGACGTCTACCAGATCGGCCGGCAGGGCGAAGCGATCTTCCTCGATCCTAATGATCCGGTCATGCGCGCCAAGCGCGCTGAAGAGCTGCGCACGTACCAGCGGGGCCTGGATACTCAGCGCCGCCGGGACCTGATCTCGTCAATCGTTCGCCAGTCCCCCGAGGGCAACAACTACACCTTTGCCGAGATGTCTCAGACATCAGCAATGGAAAAGCTGTACGCCAAGGCCCTGGAGCAGAACATCGCCTCCGGTCCAGCGGGAGACCTTGTCCGGGCTGCACGCACCCAGGACCCCGGCAACCCTGTTCGACTGCGCGACCTGTACTCGACGCAGGAATCCGCGGACGCCATGCACAAGGTGGAGATGGATGCGCGGGCTGAGCACGCCAAGCGCATCAAGGCTGCCGCTGATATTCAGGAGAAGCTGAACAAGGAAGCCCAGGCCGAAGGCGTCATGGTCACCAAAGCCCAGGCTGAATACGCCAGGGCCATGGCGGAGGCTTCCCGCGAAGCCAACAAACTGGCATTGGAGGAATCGCGCCTCGCCAACCTCATCGAGGCACGGCATGGCGCATTCCTCGTCAGCCAGGACACGGTGAGTCCATCGGGACGGAAGATCCCGCAGGGCATGTACGCCATGAACGGCGCACCGATGTCCCAGTTCGATCAAGCCCAGTGGAATCAGCGGTACGGGCAGCGCACCTTCTTCGGTTCACTGCTCGGAGGCATGACCGGATCCGGCTTCGGATCACACAGCGCCGGTATCGACCCGAACTGGCTGGGCAACCTGGGCACCGCAGCTGGCAACGTACTGAAGTACGGATCCCTCTATAACGTGCTCTTTGGCATCAGCGCAGTCATGCGTGATGTCCTAGAGCAGGCGAAGAACATGTCTGACTCGATGCGCGATCTGCGTATCGCCATGGGCGGCACGAACGATGTAGGCGTCGAATTCATCAACACCCTGTCCAACATCTCCAAGTACGCCGGATCCAACGTGGGCGAGGCGATGGACTCCGCGGCCCGCGGCGTCCGTATGTTCGCTCAGGACCTGGCAGATGTCAGTGAGGTGGAGCGTGTTGGATCAACGGTCGCATCCGTGGCAACGCAGATTTCGCTCATCACGAGCAAGACTCTCCCCGATGCTACGGGCGACGTAACGGCCATTGGCTCGGCCTTCGGCCTCACGGCCGACAGCCTCCAGTCCGTCGTGGATGCCATCTCGTCCGCGAAGAACCGTCTCGGCGGTGATCCGCAGCAGGTTTCCCAGGGCTTGGCTAACATCGCACAGACGGCCAATGAGGCGGGGTTCAACCTGCGCGAGGCAGCGGCGGCTGTCTCAATCGTTCAGGGACGCACCGATCAATCTGGCCAATCCGTTGCCACTCGCCTGAGTCGCGTCTTCTCGATCCTCCAGGGGACGACGGGTCGAGGCGTGATTGCCCGCATCAATCAGCAAATGGGCCTAACCGGAGATCAGGCCATTGACCCGAGCGCTTCGGTACGGGATCAGATCGCACGCATCGCTGCTGCATACCAGCAGGCAAGCCCGGAACTACGCAAAATCACGCTGGCTCAGCTCGGTGGCCCAAGCAACTCCCGCGAGTTGGCTGCACTGTTCAACAACTATCAGGCGATCTTCGATCCGAACATGCTGGACAAGGCATTCAAGCCGGGTGCCGGTATGGACGAGTTCAAGCAGAAGAGCGAAGACCTCGTCGGCACTCTGCGCATGATGCAGGGAACCGTCAACAACATCGCTACCGGCCTTGCGCAGTCCAAGATATTCGCGCCCTTCGCGATCACGCTGAAGGTCGTAGAGCCTCTACTGACGGCGCTCGATCGGATGCTGCAAATCTTCAATCAGCTCATGGGGCTTCTTGACCGACTTCCCGGTAGCCCGAACGGCATAGGCGGTTACAGCGGCATCCTGATGGTTGCCGTGGAAATGCGCCTCCTCATCAAGGCGTTCAGCACCCTTGGTGGACTTGCCCCGTTCAAGGCCTTCGGCTCCCAGATGCTCCAGGGGACGCGATTTCAGAGCGCACTGACCGCGGCCGACACTGCCCGTAAGGCGGCTGTTGACGAGGGAACCGCTAAGCAGGCTAGCGCAGATCAGGCGCGCGTCACAGCGACCAATGAAGCAACAGCTGCGCTGTCGCGCGCCGCCACTCTGCACGCAGAAGCCGTGATTCTGGCGGGCGAGGAAATAGCCGTTGCTGGAGCATCGGCGGCCGCTGCCACTAGGGCCGGGGGCGCAGCGGGCCTTGCGGGCAGCGCGATAAGCGCTGCGTCCAACGTGGCATCCAAGGTAGGGACGGGAGTGTCGGCTGCGGCGGGTGCGGGTCGTATCGCTATGGGCGCTCTTGGTGGAGGTCCCGGTATTGCCATTCTGCTCGGCACCGCCGCGTACATGCTGGCCGATGGCGTCAGGACGGCTTTGCAGGAGCAGACAGACACCCGTAGTGCCGCAACGGCATTGGTATCTGATTCGGCAAAGACCGGGAACATGAAGGATCTTCCCGCCAGCCTGCGGACTCTGGCCGCAACACTGGAGGAGCAGCAGGGCGGTCCAAGCGGGATCATCACTTCATCTCGTCGCGGAAGCATTGTTCAGGAGATCAATGCCCAGGCCGATGCCTGGGAGCAGTGGTCTTTGAAGGTCGGTAAGGAGCGTCAAATCCTGGCGCTGGCAAATGCGATTGCCGCTTTTGGGGACGTCACGACCCTGACGGCCGAGAGCATCGGCGCGCGCATGCAGGAGATGGAGACCAATGGAGCAAGTGCCGCAGTCCAGCTTGCCGCTGTCAATGGATTGCTGCTGAGTCTTGGAAAGCCTCGCAGTGAAACCCTGACCCCCGAAGAAGCGATTCTTGCCGCTCTTCAGGGGTCCACGGCTGCTGCCCAGGCAGCTGATAAGCAGGCACGGGAGGCGGCAGGACTGTCTCCCACCGTGAATCCCTTGGACCGACCAGGAATCAATCCTGCGCAACCACTGGGCATCCCACCTGTTGTCGGTCCCGCCCCCGGCCCTGTGGCGCCTGCTGGGGGGGGAGAGGTGTCCCCGACCGGATTCCAGGACCTTCTCACATCCCTTGTCCAGGATCCGGCCATGCAGGGGAAGATCCTCACCAATTTGCAGGAGTATTTCGGACTCGGCCGCCCGCTCACAAAGGCAGAGCTGGAGCGCGTGAAGAAGATCATGCTCGCCAACCTTCTTCGTCTGCTTCCCAAGGGGACAGATCTGAAGGCGGCGCGTGCGGGCGCTACACCCTTGGTCGACGAAATCGTGGCTGGGCTTTTCACGGCTGGTGGAGGCAAGCAGGTTATCGGCACGGAGGCGGCTATTGCCCTGGGGTCACTCCAGCAGAGCCTCCTGTCGGGCACCCTCTCCTCCTCGACTTCTACCAAGGCGCGGATCGCAGCGATTAAGCGGACATTGGAAGGAGCCAAATCGAATCTCGCGAATGCGGCTCCGGGCTCTGACTTCTCACAGCTACAGGTGAATGTTCAGGCCATCGAGAAGCAGCTCGTAGACGAGCAGGCAAAGCAGATAGAGGAAAGGGCGAGGGCTCGCGCATCGAGGACAGACAGCCAGAAGGAGCAGAAGGCGATCCTTGATCGGGCATTCGCGAAGATCGCCGGCAAGGCAGTTGAGTCGGGTAGCGCAGATGCCATCGTTGAGGCCCTGAATCGAGGGAACAAGGAGCAAGTCGATCAGGCAATTGCGGACGCCAAGGCCGTAATGAAGGCAAAGCGCGCCCGATACGACACCTTGCTCGCCATGGGTCTCAGCCTCGATGCGGTAGTTGCGGCCGTAGGTGACGTTCCCGCCATGGAGAAGGCGCTAGCAGAGGCCCTAGGTCGGGTTGTCTACAAGCAGAACGGGGAGTTCGATCCACAGGCATCGCAGATGTCTATTGCGCAGGCCCGCCGTCTTGCTGGCGCGGCACGAGATGGCGGTCAGATGGCGCAAGCTAGCGCTCAGCTTGCAGGGGCGACGGAGGATCTCCGAAAGGAGACCAAGGGGACCGTGGAGTATTACCAGAGATTGGCGAGCCTCTACCAAGCACAATCGGCCATGCGGGATGCTGTCCTGGCGTATCGGGATACGCAGAATCGCCTCTCCATCGACATGACCGACCCTGTCTCCGCTGCTCGCGCTGATCTCCTGAATGCGCGCCGCAAACTGGCTAGCGACCGTGCAGCGGGTGCTGGAGTGGACGTAATCGCTCAGGACCGCCTGAACGTCCGTCAGGCGCGTAATGCGGCAGAGTCCGCTGCATTCAGTCAGAACCTCCAGGACATGCAGTACAAGGACCAGATGGGCCAGATCTCCCATGCTGCCTATATCCGGTACCTACGCCGGGAACATGACCGCTTCGCAGCGATGAAGGACCGCACCCGTCAGCAGGAAGAGCAGATGCGTCAGATCGATCAGGCGCTGAAGTCGGCAACGGATTCTATGAACAGCCAATGGAATCTGGGGGATATCAAGGTCCCTACTCCGTATGAGGCCCGTCGATACGTTCAGGGCCAGATGCAGGCGGCCAGTCTGGCGGCCGGCAATGCCGCGGGCCAGACAGTCCAGATCAGCATTGACGGAACCGACGTGGCGATGGTCCAGCGAGTCATGGCCACGTACCTGGGGCCGGTTGCCCTGTCCACAGCCGGAACGACGAAGAACAAGTAGGAGGAATCATGGCGATTGCACTGGTGTACGGAAGCGCCATGGCGAACTTGTTCGCTGGCGCTGTGAGTTACGAGACCGACGTCATCAAGATGGCCCTGCACGACAGCACCTATGCCCCGAACCAGGACATCGATGCGAACTGGGGCGACGTGATCGGGGAGGTGGCCGGTACTGGCTACACGGCTGGTGGCGTTGAGCTGACGGGCAAGACCGTCAGCTACGACGGCGCCTCCAATACCCTCATTCTCGGCTGCGACAACCCCCAGTGGGTGGGCGCGACGTTGACGGATGTCTGCTTCGGAGTTGTCTACAAGGAGGGTGCCAGCCCCGCGACAAGCCCTCTCCTGTGCTACGTCAACTTCGGTACTCCGCAGGCGGTCTCGGGCTCATCCTTCACCGTCGTTGTGCCCGTCACGGGGTTGATCCAAGGCACGGTTTCCGCCTAAATGGACGTTAACGCCGCCACCGCCAAAATCCTGGTTTCCTCAGGAGCCGCGAGTGTCTCCATTGTTGATCCAGTCGCGGTCAACGCAGATACGGCGGCATTTGGCGTCCAGGGCTCCGACGTAGCTCCAGCCGTTGGAGTCCTTGCTGAAGGGACCCTGGGGAATCCGTATGTGATCGACGCTACGACTTCACCGGACTATTTCGTGCGGGACACGGTCCTTCCCGACACCTATTGGATCATCAACACCACGAGTCCGGTGACCATAACTGCCGACCTAACAGACGTGGGCACTAGTTCATGGTCCGCGCAAACAAGTGGGGGACGACTTCTCGGCACATGGGTGGGAGGGACTGCCACCTTCACCACCAATAGCCAGACCCTCCTGCACCTACAGACCGACACCCCCGCACTGATCGGCATGTCCACTCAGGTTGCCGCTCTTCCTGGTGCGGTACTGGCGGCCACGGATTGTGACCGATCTCCCGGCCTTGTCACTGTGACCGGAGCTAACTTTCCCGCAGCAACGAGCATCACTATTCAGGTGTCATCTAGCCCTAGCGCGAATGTGATATCTGACGCCCAAGGGGGCTTCTCCTCCCTGGTCGAAGTGCCGGTGCTCCCCGTGGGTCAGCACTACGTCAGTGCCGCGACTGCCGATGGAGTGGCGACTGCCGTGTTCTCCGTCCTGTCGATACTGTCAGCGCCAACAACACCGCCAACCGATGCGGATGTGACGATCACCCCCTCAGCGGCCCCAGTAGTGAAATGGATGCTCACCGATCAAGCGGTTGGCGGCCTAGCCCCATTTGAGTTCCCTATCAACCCGTCCAGCATGGCCGATCCGTTTGGATCGAAGCTCTACACCACCGTGAACCGTGTTGGAGTGAACAGTGCCCCGGTGATTTGGGAGGGGGAGAGTAGGGCAGTTGAATGGTCATTTGAGGGAACGCTCCTCACGCAGGCCCACTACGAGGGTTTGCGCACCTATGCACGTCTCGGCCGGCGATTCCAGCTACGAGACCATCGCAACCGCGTATGGATCGTCACATTCTCGGCATTCGAACCCGTCCCTAAGCGCGCTCTCTCCTACCCCTGGGCACACAACTACACCGTTCGCGCCCTCGTCTACGGACTGAAGGAGGGCTAATGCGCGCCTGGACATTCACGGACCTCACCACTTCGGCTGTGTATACCTTCCCCCACAACCCGCGAGAAATGGGCACGCCATACAGTCAGCGTCTCCTCGTTACACATCCGGGATCGAGCGCTACCACTAAGCAGCCAGCGCAGTACCCGGAGTGGACGTTCGCGGGGCGCTCGCGTGGTCAGACCATGCATGACTCACTTTCAGACTGGATGCGCCGGTCACATCGCATTGAGGTATGCGATCACCTTGAACGGATATTCACGATCCTTCCCATAGGCATCGAGTTCTCGGATCGGAGATCGGGCCGGGAGCCGTGGCTTCTCGATTACACGGCGAAGGCGCTACTTGTGATCCAGCATGGAGGAGCGGCATGAGGACTACCACTACTTCCACGCAGCAGCGCTGGGCAGCTGACGACAAGATCGGCACTGGACGTCCGCGCATGCGGGCAACGATACAGCCGTTGAAATATCTGAAGGTCCCAGTGACTCGCATGGTCCGTCCCACTAGCCAGGACGAGGACGATGACGAGCCGGTCGAGCGCACCGAGATGTGTACCTCCCTGGTCTTCGGCCAACAGGAATACGTGCGAGAACTCCCAGGGATAGAGAAAATCGAGATCACTCGCGGCCTCGATCAGGACACTGCGACAGCAACAATCGCCCTGACGAATGCCGTGGCCTTTCCCATGGGTGCCGAGGTAGAGACTTGGGACTACGGCCATGACCGCATCGGATGGTTCACCGATACTCGTGGCGAGGTGGGAAACCCCTGGGGGGACGAGCCCAATGACTGGCGTGGGTGGATAGTCCCCGACCGGATTGTCCGAACCTATGAGGGCTACGGCGCAGATATGACGCTGCCAGCCGACAAGGACCCCAACATGTATCAGTCTGGGGTGTGGCTGATTGACGATGTGGTGATGGCACCGGATGGAAGCTTGACGCTCGAATGCCGGGACGTGGGCCGGGAACTCGTGGAGTCAGTCCTCTTCCCCCCTGTAGTGCCCTGGGACATGTACCCGCTGGTGTGGGAGAAGATGCACGGAGGAAAGACAATCACAGCCGTCACGGGCGTCACCGATCTACGCTCACCCACCTACGACACTGATTCCAGTCAGCCCTACATTGGTGCGGGAATAGTGGATGGAAACGCTGCATACGTCACTTCCACAGGAAGCGTGCGCGGACACCATGGACGCGCTGCATTCGACGCAGACACATCGACACACTGGTTGTCGGTCGGAAACAAGTCGCCCAAATCGTCTTCCGCTTGGGAATGGGTCCAGGGTGACGTTACTGGCGACGTGCAGGGCGTGAAAGTAAGTGCTTTCGGTGGACCCTACGAGGTCTACATCTCCGTCATGGTCGCGGGCCAGTGGAAGGGGAGAGCGAAGGTCGGCTACACCGCGAACATGATCGACGCGGGAACTCGCATCAAGTACGTACGCCGCGGGAAAATCGGCAAGGGCAAGACCAAGGTCTTCGCCCTCCCCAGGCAATACCAGAACGTGGAGAAGGTTCGAGTCACGCTTCATGGCCTGTGGAACTCGGGAGTCGGCTCCTACCCGTTCCGGGGCGCGCTCCGTGAAGTGAAGGTCGCCACCACGGTCACTACCGAGCAGCGCACAGTCGGCGGCATAGGCAACTACAGCGACTACTCCGACATCGTGAAGCACATGCTCGCATGGTGCGGCTTCTACTGGCCATCCTCGCAATGGTCGAAGATCCGCTCATCCGATGGCACGGATACGTCCCTGAACTTCACCGCGAATGACCCAGTTCTGGGCAAGGGAAGGGTCTGGGGAGACATCCAGCAAATGGGCGTTGGCGGTGAAGAAGGAACAAAGCTGGAGCAGGAACTGTGGGATCACAAGCCTGTCATTGACGGGATTCGGTACATCCGCGATATCGCCGCGTTCACATTCTTCGTTGACGAGTCAGGTGCCGCCGTCTTCCGACAGCCGAACATCTGGACCTTCGGGAACTGGCGGGATGGAGCCCGAACCACCGACGTGCTCACGCTCAGCGACGGCGACTACCTCTTGAGCTCGTCCCTAACTCTGTCGAGTCGCAGCCGCCGCGACAGGATCTTCGTAGCCAATCCAAACGGCAAGTACAAGGCCGTGGCGAAGGGCTACAACCCTTGGAAGACGGACTTGCGCAGAGTCGCCGGCTGGACGGACGCCAACTTCTCTAGCCAGAAGGAAGTCACCGTCATGTCCCGCCTCATTGCAGTGCGTCAGGCCATGCGCATGCGAAGTGTCCCAGTGGAAATCCCTGGGAATCCCGCGATCCAGCTAGATGACCAAGTCATCGTGAGAGAGCGGATTACGGGTATCAACTACCTGTTCCATGTGACGGGGATCAGGGACAGCTGGGATGCGGCATCGGGCAAATGGACCTATGCGCTCACCTTGGAATGGCTGGGGTGGCCGGATCGGTTGATGACCACCACCGAAATCGACCTGGGCATCGAGGCGAAGGCATATCTGAAGGCGATGGGGGTGCTTCCGTGAGCCTGTTTGCGGCGCAAGAGAATCGAAGGGCTCGTATCGAGCAAGTGCGGGCCAACTCCGTGCAGTCAGCTCTGGTCACAACCGTCGTCTCCACAAGCGGCATAGGCCAAGTAGCCTACGAGGACCCGATCAATTTCGGTGTCGCCTTTATCAAGGAACCGTCCGTCGCATACGGCTGCTACGTGGATGAGGGCGCGGTGGACACTGAGTTCCCGGTATGTTCGGGTGGCGTCTACAGGTGGATTCGCGACGAGCAGGGTTCGTATACGGGTGCCTGCGTATACGTCGTAGTTCAGGGTATCGACGTTCCCGTCGAGCATCATTTCGGGTTCCAGGAAATGGCCGTTAAGTACGTTGCTGGCACCGCGGAGTCGGGTGCGTCGGTTTCGGATCGTGAACTCCTGGATATGTGATGGCGCTGGAGTTCGGACCTCCCGTCTCACTAGGCGGCCTCGTCAGTGCAATAGCCACCCATGCGGGAACCTGGGTAGCACTTGGGAAGATCGGTGAGTGGATCGACGTTCCGTATGGCGGCTACACGATCTACCACAGCGTCATCTGGTGGACTGACGATCCTGTCAACGGGCCATGGAATCTTGTGTATCTCCCTGTCGCCACGGATTCCCTTGCGGAAATTTCCCCTGTCTATGACGGGACCAAATGGCTCATCGTCTGCCAGCAACCATCGCCATCTGGATTCGACACCCTGCTCCTATCGGCGGGCACTCCAGGCGGGGAATGGTCGTCGGAGGTAACTCCGTGGGACGCAGCGCATGGACTAGGTGGGCTATCGGTGGCGAATGGCCGAGTGTTCCTGCTGGGCACTGACCAGGACCCCATCGACTACACATACTTTCCGCTCGTTGCCGTGACAGACGGCGCAACGTGGGACGTGTATTCCTACACCGGGATGAGTACCTGTACTGCTATCGCATACGAAGCCGGTACCTACTACATGCTGGGCACGGCATCTGAGTCCTATGGGTCGTTCACTGGATTCGCTGTGGCGGCTTCATCCTATCCGAGCAGCGGATATTCAAGCCACACAACAGGATCCGCGACCGCCATGACCATCACTGGCTATACGGACGGGTCGTGGGCGTACTCCAGTTATGACGGACTGCCCATGCTGCACCATGCCGCTTCGGCCGCTGGACCGTGGACCGAAGACCTCATGGATGACACGCTCGAAGTGGCACCAGGGGTGAACCTCACTTACAGCTACCCGACATCTATCGCACGGGGCAGCGGTTACGTCGTAACCACCGGCCAGATCACGCAGAACTGGGGTGGGGAGGGCTACTCGCTCGGCGGTATCCGTTGGGCACAGGCTTTCAATGGGCCGTGGACGAACGCCCTGATCGACGCTGCACCCACGCGAGTCGTGGCTGGACAGCAGGCGTTTGTCGCATCCGATGGATCGTCAATCTGGGTAGCCGCACTTGGCGGTATGACTGTTGATGCTGTCCGTATAGGTAACGCCTTCCATCACGGAACGACTATTCGCACCGCATGATTTCACGTTGCAGAAAAGCTACTTCGACACGCCGTGTTCCGCCCCCGATATGTTCGACGCGGGGATGTTGACTTCAGTTCGTTCACCGACATTGGGGAACGTCCTGGGGTTGAGTTCAACGGGGGATTTCAGCACATGATCTTGCATCAGAGCGATATTCAGGCGTTCACACGGTGCGCGCACGCATGGAAGCAGGAGCGCGACGGCGCTAAGCGACTGCAACTCTCGGCCACGGCATTCGGGTCTGTCGTGCATCACGCCATTCATGCCGGGTCACGCAGCAAAAGCGTCGATGTAGCACTGGAGACATTCGAGTTCTACTGGCACCCGCTGAACATCAGTGCAGTTTGCGAGCCGGTGGACATCTGGCTGCCCCGCGAGTCATATGGCAGCTTGCTCATCAAGGGCCGCAATGCGATACGCCAATTCTTCGATGAGCTGGCTCTAAGCGAAGACATGCTGCTGGCGCTCGAATACGAATTTATGGTTCCGCTTCATGGGGTTATCGACCCGCTCGATGGATCGACCGTTGTCCTGGGTGGCACCATTGACCGCCTCGTGGCGCGTCGGCATCGCCGGCGATTGATCCTGTGCGCCGACGACTTGAAGACCGGGAAGAAGAAGACCTACCTACGCTGGAACGTGCAGGGGACCGCTTACTGCTACGCCACGACACAGTCCGAATTCTGGCTAGGATGGGAGAGTTTTCATACCACAGGCTTCGGGGAGTCCGGTGTGGAGATGATGAGCCGTTTCGCCACAGCCCCTCGCAAGTTCAACTGGATTGATTTGTCTGAAGGCAAGGCAAACGATGGGGGGTATAGGGGAGAGCGCGATTACGCCGCATTGAAGTATGCGGCCCAGCAAGTAGTCAACATGATCCGATCCGAGACCTTCCCGCTTTCACTATCGGGAGAGGTCTGTCAGTTCTGTCCACATAGACCGAACTGCGCGGGAGTGGGATTAGACGACAAAGACGGCGATCCGTTCGCGTGAGCATTCGGATCGTTTGGCGATAGGGCCAAGGCAACACCAGCACCACTCGAAGGACAAACGACCGTCTATCGGCAGGGAGCAATAGGGCTCCCACTTCCTTTCATGGAGGGGACGTGCATGAGGCACGAGCGGCGCGCGACGACGCCCTAGAGCGGGTCGAACGAAACGCCGACAAGGCTTGGAAGCTCCGCACGATGGTCGTCGTCATGCGACTGGCGACTGATCGGGAAACGCTCACCACCGACGACGTATGGGAACGCCTCCAGCAACATGAGGAGCGCACCCACGAACCACGCGCCCTGGGTGCGGTAATGCGCACTGCCGCAAAGCGTGGATACATCCGGCCGACAGACGACTACACCACGAGCGTTCGCAAGGAATGCCATGCCCGTCCCGTGCGGGTCTGGCAGTCACTCATCCATCGCCACTAGGAGGCATGTACAACATGGCACTGCATATCAGGCGCACCGGCTACGAGGACTTCATTAGCGGTGAGCACAACATTCAAGCCCTCGTCATTGGGTCACCTGGAGCCGGAAAAACGCTCATGGGGTCGTCCTGGCCTCGTCCGATCTACGCCGACTGCGAGAACGGACGTGCATCGCTGGCTAGCCGGCATGTTCCCTACGTGGAGATCCATTCGAGCAAGGACATGCTCGATCTCCTGTCCTACCTCAAGGGACTGGAGCGCATCCCGAAGGCGGAGCGTGAGTACCAGACAGTGGTCATTGACACCATCGACGGATACCAGCGCAGCGTCAAGGACGAGTGGATCACCAAGAATCAGGCGCAGGAGTTCAAGGGCTACGAGGCATGGGGATATCTCGATGCCCGCATGAACATGCTCATGACGCGCCTACTCAATCTCGACTACAACGTCCTGGTCCTGTCCCACTTCAAGCAGTCCACTTCCCGCAGCGCCAACGGCGAGGAGTCCACGAATATCGCGCTCCAGCTAGATGGCAAAGTTAAGGACACGATCTACAACGACTTTGATCTCGTGGGACGGCTTGGGACCTACTGGGAGGCAGAGGGCGGCGAGCGCGTCGAACGGCGTGGCCTGACATTCAAGGCGACCCCCGAATGGCCGTTCTTGAAGGACCGCATGGGTGTCACCCCCGCATGGATGCCCGTCACCTTCGAAGAGAGCGATTTCACGCAGGTTCTAGACGTGATCATGGCCAAGGCCGCGGAGATCGGACGCGGAGAGGACATCGGGGTAGTGCCCGACGCTGACGCGCCCGTGCCCAGCCAGAACGTGGTTGCCCCTATGGACGGAGGTCCAGTTGCCGTCTTGCCAGACATTCCCGAGGACGACGATCTCGGCGCACTGAGCAAGCAGGATCTAGTGGAGAAGGCCAAGAGTCTCGGCTGCGACGTTCGCGGCAACATGCTTAAGGCAGACATCATCGCCCTCATCAAGGCCGCTAAGGCAGCGCCAGCGCTCGTCGATGCGCCCGAGGTTGCGGTTGCCTCCCCTGAGACGGAGATCCAGGAAGAGGTAGCGGAAGCGGTCGTGGAGGCTCCTGCGCCGGAAGCCGAACCGGCTCCAGCCCCTTCACCGGCATCCGTAACAGACCCCCGCGATGCCACGCATTGCGCCGATTGCGGAACCGATCTGTCTGAGGCCACGCCCGATTTCGTGAAGCTCTCATTCATCAAGTTCCGTCGTCGTCTCTGCGACGACTGCTACCAGCTCGCCAAGAACACCAAGTAGAAACCACCTTTAGGAGCGCCACATGGCACGAGTAACCGTCACTGAGACGGATTTCAAGTCAGTCCCCGAGGACACCTTCATCCCGGCCAAACTTGCCGAGATCAGCATGTCCACCATCGAATACGCGGACAAGAAGTCCGGGGAGTTCAAGTCATTCGACAAGTTCGTCTGGTGGTTCGAGGTCACTGACGGCGAGTATGCGGGTCGCAAGCTCAAGGGCGAGACTGGGGCTGAGATCACCAGTCACCCGAACAACACCTTCCGGCAGTGGGTCGAGGCGCTGCTGAATGAGGAGGTTCCTGTCGGATTCGAGTTCGATACCGACGACCTTGTCGGCCTCCCGTGCGAACTGACCGTTCGCCATGTGGCCGGAACCGGCAAGAACGAGGGCAAGACCTACGAGAACGTGGACACGCTTATTCCGCGGCTGAACAGCCCGGACACCGTCCCGTTCTAGTCACCCCATAGTCGCGAGCCGCTCCCCCTGGCTCGCAGGCGGCGGGGTCGGGCCTCTCCCTCAAGGCGCACCCAACCGGCCCCGCCGCCCCCCTTGCCAACTGGAAGGAACCAGTGGACTTCGACATCGTCTCGTATCTCGCCAGCAAAGGGCTGAGAGGCAAGCAAGTCGGGGAACATGAAATCGCCTACCCGTGCTTCTTCTGTGGCGAATCTTCATCCTCGATCAAGCGCAAGCTATACGTCAATAGGCAGACCAACTTCTGGCAGTGTTTCGTTTGCCTGGAGCATGGCGGCTCTTATCTCATACAGAAGCACTTCGGTGACGATCCAAAGAAGACTTCGGAAGAGGTCGGCGGGGTCTCCCGTTACGAGGTACTCGACTCGGCATCTCGTCTGGCCCACGAAATGTGCGTCAACAGCGAGGTTGCCCTCGAATACCTATTAGAGGAGCGTCGTGGCCTCAGCGCCGAGGCGATTGTGTCCCGGCGCATCGGCTACGTGCCACGGCTCTGGTCGCTATCGGGGGAACTCTCCACGAAGTATCCGCGTGAGGCGGTGCAAGCCGTGGGGCTCATCGGAAAGGACGGCAGGGATTACTACAGCGACCGAATCATCATTCCGTACTTCCAAGATGGACGAGTCGTACAACTACGCGGCAAAGACATAAATGGGCGTTACTACACGGCCACGGGGGACAGGGTTCGCCTATTCGGAGCCGATGACGTTCGCGGCGCTAGTGACGTAATCCTCACCGAGGGCGAGTTCGACGCGATGATCGTGTCGGAGTTGCTGTCCAAGGGGGACGACAAGGCGCAGCGGTTCCGAGTCTGCGCTATTCCGGGTGCGAATACGTGGCCGGAGGACGCCGATCACATCCTGCGGGACGCCAAGCGCATCTTCATTGGATGTGATCCTGACGAAACGGGACGCAAGGCAGCAGACAAGCTTGCCGAGCAGATCGGACCCCGTGCCCGCATCCTTACCTACCCTGAGGAACTGCTTTCCCAGCCAATCGCGGACGGCCTTGCCGCGAAAGACATCGACTGGACGAGCCTCGCCACCTCATACGGCCTGACATGGCAGGACGTAATGGGCATGGTGCGCACGGCCTCCGGCCGACGACTCCTAACCCTCGCGGAGGCAGGGTCACGGCTGCGCTCACGCCAGGACCAATCCGGCTTGAAGACTGGATTCAGCGAGTTCGACTCGTGGATCACTCCGGGGCTGCTACCGGGACAGGTGATGATCCCTCTCGCGCGAACGGGCGTTGGCAAGTCACTCGTCCTATGCAACATCGCCTACAACAACCGGCACAACCCCGTGCTCTTCATCACCTTGGAGATGACGGCCGAAGAAGTCTACGAGCGCATGTGCCGCATCTACCGCTTCTACTATCCGCACGCCACAGACGACGAAGTAGACGCGGCATTGAGCAACATCATGATCTGCGACGAGAATCGACTGTCAGAGCGGGACCTCGATCATCTCATTGACGAGTTTGAGTATGAGACGGGACTCCGGCCCCGGCTAATGCTCGTGGACTACCTGGGCTACTACGCCAGAGGAGTCAGCGGCGGAAGCCCATACGAGAAGACCTCCAACGCCGTCATGCAGCTCAAGGCTGAGGCCAAGAAGCATCGCCTCGTCGTCATAGCCCCCCATCAGGTGAACCGCGGGACAAACGATGGACGCCCCATCGAAGCCTCCGACGCCCGAGACTCCGGCGTAGTCGAGGAGACCGCCGACTTCCTGGTCAGCGTGTTCCGCCCGGACGAGGGCCTGACGATCGCAGACCAGCCCACCGGGATTCTGAAAATGCAGATCCTCAAGTCCCGGCATGGCAACCGCGACCGAATCGCCTCCCTGCAAATGGGCGTTCTGTCGCTCGTCATCACCGACGCCTCTAGCCGCTGGGCGAAAGCGGCCCGAGACGAGGCCCACTTGGCAGCCAGTGGCTACACGTACTCCGCCTACCTAAAGAAGCGCACCCAGCCGATCCAGCAGGAGATCTCACATGCCGTATGACGACCACAAGGTGGCAGCAGCCAACAAGATCGCCGCCTCCAGCGGGGAGGAACTCATCGTGTTCCACAACTACCAGCAGGATCCTCCTCCGATCAATGGCGTGAGGTCAGAGCCGAGCCACATGATCCCCGTGGATCGGTTCTTCATGACCAGAGCCAGTTCCTTTCGCTCTGAGCTGGCATTAGTTAAGGCGGAGTCCCGTGCATACGGCGACTGAGTTTGTCCAGCGGGTCGAGAACGTTCTGGGCTGGACCCCCGCCGGAAGCGGGTGGAAGGCGCGCACGGTAGAAGCGGCGAAAGTCAACAAGCGCATTTCCGAAGACCCTGCGTTGTATTCGTGGGTTCATTTGGAACTCGCGGTCGAGCTCATGCGCCGGGAACGCCGATGCGTGGCCCCTCTGACTGTCATGAGTCACGTCAAACGGGCATTGGAGCTAGCGCCCGTGACTGAGCGCGCCGATGCCATAGACGCACAGATTCAGGAGATCGCCTCTGTGCAGCGAGCCAAGGGGGATCCAGGAGGCTGGGCTGATCGCCTCCTGCGGGCGAGGGGAGCGGGCCGCCAGCGGGCCCTGGACGACTTCGCAGCGGCACGCAGGCTGGGCGTGGTCTGAATGGCAAGCGAAGTCCACTTCCATCCCTGTGCGTGCGGAATGCCTATTCGCTGCCACGACAAGAGCGGTCACGCTACTCGGTGCTACGAGTGCGCCGCTGGGCGGGAATCCCCATACACCTACGGCTATCTCCCGCTGATGTGCTGCCTGGACGCGAAGCAGGCCCGTAAAGACCAGTTGCCCACTTACCGCCTGTCGAACGACACGTGGTTCATCTGCCCGACATGCAAGCGCGCATTCGGACGTCACCCGATGGAGATGGATAAGCATGGATTACTCAGAACAGCCCCCGGCGTACCCACCGATCCCGGCTTTCGAGGGAAAGCCAGTTGAGACGACCAAGGTGCGCATGTCCAGCACCCTCGGACTCGACATCCAGAACACAGTCCTGCACACCGACGAGATCGTTCGACTGATCGTGGAGTGCCGCGTAACGGGCATTGCCCACATGGTGAATGACCGGACTGGGAGCCTGGAGCGTATCCAGACCTTGAAGGCCATCGATGTGGAACTGTCCCCATGGGACGGCATGGAGACGGCGGTGCTGCCGTGAAGCTCGATGGGGGATGGCAGGGCATGGCCGACTGCGCCAGCATGGATCCGGAAACCTACTTCCCGGAGCAGACTCCGGAGAGCTATGTCGCTCGCACGGTGCGGAGCGTGTGCAGTGGCTGTCGCGTGCGGGTTAAGTGTCTGGCGTTCGCGCTGGAGACGAACTGCTATGACGGAATCTGGGCCGGGTTCACCGCTCACGAGCGGCGCGAGTTGCATCCGAAGGTGCATGCCGGGGCCGATCCGTGGGACGTGGCCGTCGAGGCGCTCATCGAGCGCGAGGAGATGGTCGCATGACGCGGCGCTTCGTGGAGCGGGTCACCTTCAATGAGGTAGGTGTCCGGATCGACTACGACGAGGTGTATCGAACGGGCGTTGTGATCCATCACGCCGTGGATATCCCGCTCGACTCGGACTCCCAGTACCTGGACGAGGTGCAGGAGATGCAGGACTCCATCGAGGCTCTACTGACCGACGTTCTTGACGACGCAGTAAGCCCGATGACTGTCGAGGAGATCCAGGACGCGATAAGCGAGGAGGAAGACGATGACGACGACGATTGAGGAGTATCCCGGCGGTATCGATCCCCGCTTCGGTACGCCAATGACGCTCGATGACGCGATTGTGGTGGAAGACGATGGCGAATGAGATGCAGGATCGAATCGATTCGGTGCTCTCCTCGTACGAGAAGCTCGTAGCCGCCGACTGTGAAGGCCAGACTATGGAGGTCTTGATCGCAGCCGACGAGTTGCAGCGCACCGCCGCCAGCATCAAGGTCATGGCCGAGCAGACCATGTTCGCGTGACACGCAATGACATTCCCGGATGGGTGCGTAGTGCTGTAGATGAACGCGACGGTCTTGTCTGCCGTGTCTGCGGCAGATACCAAGGCGTGGGTCGCCAGATACATCACATTGAGTTTGGTGGGGACAAGGTCGGAATGGGCGGCCGGCGCGTGCATGAAGTTGATGCACTCATCACGACATGCCAGCGCTGCCATTCCTGGATGCACGACAGGAAAGACCGAGCGCGTTTCGCCCTGATGGCCATTCAGACTCCGGGCGCGACGGCTCTCCAGGTAATGCGGTGGGAGCAAAGGAGATCTTCAGTGTCGCCTAGTGCCGATTAGGGGCATGTCGTCGGCAAATGTTCGACGGGCGCAGCGAGGATTCTCAGGAAATCGCTGATAGGAGCGTAGTGGGGAGTGTTATGGGACTGGCATGCGAATGTCGCCGCAGGTTGCTTAACGCAGACGAAGTGAGCGAGTGGCTCCAGGTCTCGAAGAGCTGGCTATACGACTCTATTGAGTCAGGAAAGTTCCCTCACGTGCGCGTGGGGAGGCAGGTCCGATTCCGTCACGAAGACGTGGAGTCGTATCTGAACCGAGTGAACGAGGAATCGGTACTCAAGCCACACAAGAGGTCGGCATGAACTGGATCGCCGCCGTCTTCATCGTAGTGCCAGCGATATTCCTCGCGTGGGCCAGCATCGAGCGTGCGGCGAACCGGCGACAGGAAGAGCGCTATCGCACGGCATGGATTCAACGCAATAGCAGGGGGTTCAAGTGAACGCACTCATGTGGATTGTCGCAGTCATCGCTGTCGGGATCGGATGCGCCTATATCGGCTTCCTCGCGGGACGCGATGGAGCGGAGCGCCGTGCCGAATGCACGATTGCGGATCTTCGTATCGCCTTGAAGCGCGCACTCGCCTCCGAACGGTCGTTCGAGACTGAACGGCAGGGGAGGCCCGAGTAATGCTGGATGTCCTCGTTGCCGCCGCGGTAGAAGTTTCGACAAATGATCGAGAGTGGAGCGTGCAGCGCCCTTCCCGCTCCATCAGCGCGGTGCGCGCCGCTTCATCAGCTCCTCCCCGCTGGCGTGCTTTCGCCGAGTGCGTCCTCCACCGGGAGTCCGGCGCATCCCTCAACCGGCCGCAGTCCGGCGCAGGCGCGCTAAACGCCAGCAACCACGCCGGCCGCTGGCAGTTCGCCGCGAACTGGCGGCACGGCCTGCCGTACATGGTCCGCGACCGGCTCATCCGATTCGGCGCGACGCACAAGCAGGCCCGCACCGTGCGCGTGTGGCTGTCCGGCCACCCGATCCAGCAGTGGCCCGGCCTGTACCAGGACATGGGCGCGTTCGAGGTGATGGAGCGCGGCGGCTCCTTCCACTGGAAGCTCGCCGGCTCCCGATGCGAGGTACTGCGGTGAACGTCCGTCCAGGATGCCGACGGGTTGAGCGGCGGATCGACGCCATGCTCGCCCACGCACTCGACAACGGCGAGCGGTACGGCGTCTGGGGCGGCACCACCCCCGCGCAGAGGAAGCAAC